TTGTCTACAGACTCCATCTGAGCTTGATTCTGCTTTAAGTAATAGTCATTACGCTGCTGAATAAACTCTTCCGGTATTTTGCAAAGCAACAGTCCTTGAACTTCGACGTTGTCTTTATAACGACTGTCTGGGTCCACGAACATTTTGAACTGGGGCTGTTCCTCAATCCGAACCGGCTCCCAACCTTGGCGCATTTTGGATGAAATATTGCGCGGGTCGGCCTGATTCATCTGAGACACCCGAACCCAACGATACGCATAACCCGGCTGCTTATCTGGCTCTGGTAATACAGAGGCAGGTTGCCATGCCTTCGGACGTTCCGATGTAGCTCTTGTTTCCAGTTCGCGTGCAAGTCTGTTGTTAGAAGCAGCTTTCTCTTGTGTAGCCATGATTAGTTCCCCATCTTCTTCAGTTCCCGAGCATATTGCTCAGGGGTCAATCCCAGTTTTCTCGCAATTTCAACTTGCGATCTCTTTAGCACGATCTTTTTTGGAGACCTGCTACGGGATGCCGGAGCAACTACCGTGGCGGGCTTCTTCTCTGCGCTCTTGACGGGCTTGCCGCCCCCGTCAGTCGTTTCATCTTCCCCGAAGTAATCCGGGAACCGGCGTCGCATTGTGCTGTCAACGGTCCGCCAGTAATCATCGGTGCCAATAAACTGAGCACCGTTCTCTCGTTCTAGCTTTTGGTGTAAGCCGAGTGCGAGAGCAGTCATCTCTTGGTCCTGCCCGAACCATGTATTGCGCTCTTGCCACGCAAGTGTTTTGGCGTCAGGGGCAGGTACCTGAACTTCATTTGCTTCAGTTTGTACATCAACCTCACTCTGTTGTAAAGAACTTGGTCTAAATGTTTGAGCTTGCTGAAGTTTGTAACTAGCCGCAGTGAGCTGTCGCTGTGCTTCTAGCATCTGGTCAGTATCGCCAAGCTCGTGTGCTTCTTTATAAGCACGCTCAGCGTTCTTCATTTCGAGTTCAGCCGCTTGTTTGTACGTACTTACTAGCGTCTCCTCGCCCTTTGATAAACTGGCTTTGAGGCGCTTATTCTCCTCCATAGCCTTTTGAGCTAGCCGGATAGCTTCCTGCTGCTCACGAAACGCCTTCTCTTTCTCACGGCGCTCGTCATGCCACACCTTCTTCATCTGCTTCAGGCGCTGCTTCACCTTGTCGGAGTAGTCCTCCAGCTCGTCTGCTTCAAGCTCTTCGACAATCTCCTTAGGCATTGGCGAATGGCCACGGTCTTCTTCCGGTGTGTCATCTTCAATCTCTAACTCAGGCTCGTCCTTCTCAGGTTGTTCCTGTTCAGCGACCTCCTGCTCCTCTTCGATTTCAAAATCGAACTCTTCTTCAGTATCGGCTTTCTGTGCTTCTGCGTTCATTTGTGCCTCCTTTAGGCTCTGGATATTCCACGTGGATCTTCAACCACCGCTTCGACCGCATCATCGTTAATGATTCGGAACTCACGACCGTGGATCTTCACACGTGTACCGGCGTGTGGACGGACAAGAATAAAGTCCCCCTCTGCACACCAAGCCCCCGATGGGAACCGTGTTTCGTCCTTATAACAATCAGGACCGAGCTTCATTACAAATAAGGTAGTAGTGAGTAGCTCCTCGTTGTGTAGGGTCTCAGCGGACTTAATTAAGCCACTGTCGCCAAACGTAGTTTCCTGCTCTGGAATCGCACATAAGATGCGGTACCCAGAAGGATCTGGCAGTTGTTTTGCCTTCTTTTCCGCCGTATCCGGCAGCTCTGTTGCTTCATCCGGGTTATCGGGGTTTGTGCCGACTAGGATTTCAGTCATCGTCTTGGTTCTCCATACGTTGTGCTGTTTCTCGCACGATGTTGTTTGCGATCATAAGACCGCGAATTACGCCAGTGGCGTGCTTATATTGGGCATGATCGGGAGCCTTACCGGCTGCAAGATCTTCCACAATAACTTCTCTCTCCTCGTTGATTTTGTCAGCGAGGTACTTCAGTAGGTCTGTACTCATTCTTCACCTTGAGGTTGCTGAGTTTGTTGTTGCCGCATAGCGCGGTCTTCTTGGGCTGCTTCACGGGCAATTTCGATACCCATCTCCAACCCATCTTTCTGCTGTTGGGCAGATAACTTGCCTTTCTCGGAAGCGATCTTCGCTCCGACTTGCATACCTGCAACGCGCTCTTGCGATGCGATACGTTCTCTTTCCAGCTCCAACCGGTCGGCCTTTTCGGCGGCTTCGACCTGCATCTTCTGGGCTTTGAGCTGAGCCTCTGCCTGCTTGATCTGCAGTTCGGCTTGCTGCATTTGGACAATCGGATCTTGCTGGGCTTGTTGAGCCTGCTTCTGAGCCTGTTCCGCTTGGTTCTGACCGAGCACCTGTTGTGCTGCGGCAGCCGCCAAACGAGAGATCTCCAGCTCTGTCGCTTCGTCCATCTTGTCGTCTGGTGTTGGGTAAGGAACGCCAGCAGCGTCTTCGATCTGCTTGCGATACGCCATCGCCAAATGCTCTGCCAAATGCTCTTGGAAAGCCGCGCCAATGGTTTTGGCCATCGGGCTTTGCTGCAACATACCCATCATCTTCGGATCTTGGGCTGCGGCCATGTGGACAGCAATATGCGCCTCGTGATCCTGATACAAGAACGCCTTAACCGGCTTACCTTGCAGTAGATTCATATTTTCTGTGACAGGATCGGTCGGCTTCTGGTCATCTTCCATTGGAACCAGTTTTTCAGCGTTCTTTATTCCTAAAACTTCTAACATCTGCCGGTGTAAGTACGGCATGTCATAAAGCTGGGGTGCAGACTGCGCCATTTGCAACACTGCTTGGTACTGAACGACCTTTTGCGCCATTGTCGCCGCGTTCGGGTCAGAAACAGGGATAACTTCGACCTGATCGTAGTCACGGCCACGGTCCATAGGCTCGCCAGTGCTAGGCTCATAGCTATATTCATCATCTGCATAGTCACGGATGATGCCCTTCAGGAGTTTAAGCTCCTGTTTCATTGAGTAGTGGATGCGTGCCTGAACGGCAGACATGATCTTGAGCGTACGCTCCAAGATTGCCAAAGTGGTACCAACAGGCGCCTGCCCTGACATGTCAGAGATCTTCATATCCGCCGCGGAAGCGAACCGGCGACCTTCTTCAACGATTGTACCTAGCAAGCTGGCCAGAACCTGTGAAGGCTCCTTATAAGGTAGCGTCATGATGTTGTCGCGGATTGTGCCCGAGGCAACGTCTACATCACGAAACTCCGCTGGGGATATGGGCGTGTCGTCTCCCTTGACCCGTAGTCCTTTGGTTTTGAACCCTCCGGGTAGGTTGGAGAGGGTGCCCGCATCAACGAGCTGTCGGATGATGGACGTACCTGACTTAGCGAAAGCACCAACAAGATGAATAAGACCGAAAGCATAGAAGCCAAAACCGGGTACATAACTATAATGAACAAAATGGTTGCGCTTCTGCTGTGCTTTATCGTCTTGGTTCCAGTTGCGACGAATCGCAAGAATCTCTTCCGAGTTCTTCTCAATAGTAACCACGTACGGTAACGCAATACCTGTAGGATTCCCGTCTTCATCCTCATCCTCGTAACCCGGCAGATCGAGGTCAACGTGCATTTCGAGAATTTTATGACGGTCATCAGAAGTCGCACTGAAGCCCATCTTCTCTGCAATCGACTTCTCGATATCATCTAATGTATCGCCCGGTTCTTCCAGCTCTACGTCACGGTAAAAGCCAGCAACCTGTAACTTCTTGATTTCATTAGCGGTTTTCCGCATGACATGAGTGACACGCTCAGCCGTCTCGATATTAGACGCGCCGTAGGGCACTACTACATCTTCGGCAGGTATATAAATAGCAACCTGACGTTGCATACCCGGATCGAAATACACCTTCTTGAAGGCGTTACCAGAGAGACCGAGACCCCACAGCATGCGCTCATGCTCTGGACGATACTCAACCATCCTCTCTGTTAGTTGATAATTCATGTCATCCTTGACGCGCCGAGAGACTTCCAACTTCTCTGGGGTTTCCTTACCAATGACTTTCGTCTTGACCGGCCCCTGTGCCGGGAAGGTTTCCATCATCGTTTCAGACTGAAACTTAACAAGAGCTTCAGACAGGAGGGGGTGGTAAACACCACAAGCACCGGGCCACGGTTCTGTACGATCTTCGATCTTCATGCCCAGCAGCTCAAGGCCGTCTACATAAGTCTGCATCCAGTCACGACGCGAGTTAGCGTCTTCTTCAAAGTCTTCAACCAGTTCACCAACGAGTGTGGCGAGTTGTTCCTCGTCCATCTCCTCGGCGAGGTTGGCCCCGAAGTCTTCGTCGTCGGACATATCGTCCGGGTCGAGAACAATCTCCATTCCTCCGACGTTGATGGTAACTTCTTCTGGGTCTTCAATTTCGATCTCAATATCTGGCTCCATGTTGGCGGCCTGCGCCATCATTTCATCAATCCCCATAGGGGCTTGGTTCACTGCCTTGTCAATTGCCATTGCTCAATCCTCAATAATACGCTGCTTGCGGTCGTCTAAATGCGGGTAGTTCGTCTTCTTCGTCTAGCAGTGTCCGAATATACCCACCTTTCCGGAACCGCATTAGGGCTAGCGACGTAGAGTCAACGTAGTCATCGTGATCTCCCGAAGGAAAACTTGCAACTTCTTCAATGACTTCCTCAGCCCAGTGTGTGTTGGGTGCCCATACTCTGCCACTGGCAAAAATGTCCGCAACCGCATTTAGTCGGGTAATCTTGTCGTTCCCTTTTGTAGGAGTGAACTCCTGCACTGGGATACCCATCGCCCGCATCTCATAGATGAGTGGCGCACCAGAAGCCTTCTTCTCGATGATGATCGAGTCCGGCTCCCAGTCGTTATATTGCTCCAGAGCGACCTGTTTCAGCCTCGGAAACTCCATCCGCTCTCTGAACGCGTTCAATAAAATGATATTTGCCTGTGCCACACCCGTGTCGTCGTCCTGATAGAACACACCCCACGTGGTTAACGCCGAATAGTCAGCACGATTTGACTTTTCAAAGGCCGTATCCCATGCCATCAGCACAAAATCACAAGGTGGGGGGTTGTCAGAGTCCCAAATCTGCCACCAATCACGCTTAATGATCGCCGTAGAGTCAGATGTCGGGTTCTGCTGGTACTGAGCCATCCATTTTGGAAAGGGTAGCTCCTCTCGGAGGGCTTTTAACTCCGTTTCGGACCAAAACTCTGGCCACAGCGGCTGTTCAGAGGGCAAAATCGCCGGAAACTCGATCACTTCCCAGTCATCACCGCCCCTTTCGGCCTCTGCCTTGAGCACACGAGCCGTCAAGTCCTTCTTGGACCACCGTGTCATGACCACAACGATGGCTCCACCCGGCTGGAGACGCTGACGAGGACCAGATGTGTACCACTCGTAGGTCTTATCGTAGATTTCCGGGTTTACTTCAGCCAATGCGGCTTCCTGCTCCGAGTGAGGGTCGTCAATAATCAACAGATCTGCACCCTTACCAGTCACCGCACCGCCGACACCGATGGCGAAGTAGTCGCCACCCTTGTTGGTAGCCCATCGTCCGGCTGCTTTGGAGTCTTGCTGCAACCCTACACCGGGAAATATTTTGGTGTAGACCTCCTGATCGACCAAGTTACGCACTTTACGACCGAACCCGACCGCAAGCTCGGCTGTGTGCGAGGTCTGAATGATCTTCTTATGTGGAAACTTACCCAAGAACCAAGCGGGCAGAAGATAGGAGGCGAACTCTGACTTTGTATGCCGTGGAGGCATGTTAATTATCAACCGCTTGCATTCTCCGCGTGCTACGCGCTCGAACGCTTCGGCCATCTTTGCATGGTGACGCCCTGCGATGAACGTCGGCCACGCTTCTTTCACAAACGCAAGGAACCTCTCTTGCGCTAACTTTCTGGTTTTGAGCGACTGCAGGTGCTCTAGCTCAGCTAACAGCTTCTCCTGCTCCCCGGGCGACAGCGCGGGCAGAATATTCGGAATATCCTTCAGCGATATATTTTCTAAGATATCACTCGCTTTGGCTGCCATTCTCTAGTTCCGCTGCTAACCCTTCCAGTGGAGGGTGTTCCTCGGTATACACCCCCAACTCCTCATCCAAGTCCATCCCCAACGGGGTCACATCGATCACATCTGCGTTCAACAGGCGTTTAACACGCTCCTTGATCGCATTCTCCAAGTCCTCTGGGTTCTTATAGTTGATGGTCACTTCACTACGCTCGGTGAACAGACCAATGTCACTATGCTTGCCCAGCAACTCCAGAGCCTTTAGCTCGTATCTTGTGTCTCCGCAGTTTGCGATCTCCATCAACTTGTTCGTAATGGCTGATCTAGCAGACGCAACGTCTAACGCCAGCGAGCTTCCATAGGTTCTCAGGAAAGCTGCGGCAGCAAATGCGGTGTTTTGGTTTGTCAGGTTCTTGGTGCTTTTATCTTTGACGACGGCTTCAAGCAGTTTCTTCTCACGCTCGGCATCGGCTTCAGTCACCTCAAGGGGTGCACCAAGTTCGGCTTTTAATTCAGCGGTGTTTCCAGCAACGGCCAGCTCTTCAAGCAGGGTCGGCACAGTGTCATCCGACGTATCGTACGGAATCGGCTTGTCTTTCGTAGGTTCTATTTTAGCTGGCATATGTCTGTACGGCGGTTTGTGGCCTCAGTTGGCGTGACTCTAACAGAGTATTTGCAAGAAATACAAATATACCAAGGAAACGGGACTCTATTTTTTTAGGTAGGGGGGTACTTCCTCAGACAGAGTGCGTGGCAAGTGGGCGCAGAATAGAAGGGGGTGGGGGTCTTTTGGACAATGTCTAAGGGAGGGGAAGGCTTTGTCAAAATTGGTCATCTAATGTGCATATTACCAAGTAAAGGGGGGACTGATGTAACTAGATAATATTTAGGGGGGTAGGGGGTAGGGTAGGGGTAGGGCTGGACATCGTGAAACCCCCGCCCCATAAGGCCTGCAGGGTTGTTACATTGTAACAACGTTATTGTTAACAAGACCAACGCTGTCTTACAGCTACGTCGATATAATGAAAGCGTCCAACGGCCTTGGACATTTGTTCTTTCACAATCTATTAAGGAGTCTAGCTATGTCTAACACAGCTAAGGTTGTTGCCGGTGCAACTGAAACACCGGTTTGGGTTCAAGCGCGTAATGCACTTGGTGAAGCTACTCGCCGCGGATACGGACTACAGTCTTCGTATGCGGTAGCACTCAACGAGCGTTGGTCAAAGCCAAACACCGAAACCAAAATGATGTGGTTTGAAGTGGGCGGCAAAGACGTTAACGACTTCGCAAAGGAAGTAAATGGTGAGCGTGACGCTTTCTACGCTTCCTGCGTCGAGGGGTTGGAACCTGAATCCATCGAGTACAAGCGGGCACATGGTGCGGCGCGGACTCAATGGTCACGGGTTCGGGACATCGCGGCCATCAAGGCCGGCTTCAAAGAGGAGTCCGATAACAAGGATAACTCAGAGAAACCGCTTGATGAGTATCTGCCAGAGATCTACTTAACGATCTACAAGCGGATAGCTCGCAACGAGACGCGCTCTGCAAATGCGCGAGCGTCTCTCAAAGCGACACGCGATCTTTTAGTTGACACTTGGAAAGTGGACATCTCGTCCATCTAACCAAAACCCAAGGCCTTGGACACCCCGCTTCGGCGGGGTTTCTCTTTTCAATCAGGAGTCAATTATGCTTATTGGATCATTAGTTTTTACTGGCCTTTTCATGGTGCTAAGCGGTGTCGGATACATCGAACAAGCACCGCTCACTCTGCACGATACTTTACTTGGTGCTTTCATCTCACTCATCGGTATCGCTCTCTGGATTGTCGCAATGTTGTACTCTCACTACGAAAGACACCGAAACGACATCTAACCAACAGCCCGCGAAAGCGGGCTTTTTTTTGCCTCAACGAAAGTTCCTTGATGACAGTTCCTTTGCGAGCGGAAGGATATGCTTTGATGACAGTTCCTTTGGTAGCGGAAGCATTGGGTGGTCTTGGGGTTAGTAGCGTACCCGCTAGAACCCGCGCCAGACGGGACGTTACATTGTGACAAAGTTATTGCTAACAGAAAAAGTCTAACAATGTAAGACAAATTATATAATTAAGGCGTCCTTCGGGACAGCGCGGTAGCCCCGTGGCTTGTTATTTAACAATGGAGTCTAGTGGTGAAAGAAACCTCTAAGGTAGTTGCAGGTACTACTCAAACACCTGCATGGGTCGAGTCTCGGAACGAACTCGGTATTGCAACACGTAGGTCTTACGGCCTTCAGGCTCGGTACGCTGATGACCTGATAGCACGGTGGCCAGATGCTAAAGACGGTGTCTTTTGGTGTCAGGTTGACGGTAAGGCTGTTAACGAATGGGCTAAAGAGGTAAACGGTGAACGCGATGCGTTCTACGCTGTTTGCGTCGAGGGTCTGGAAAAAGACTCTGCGGAGTACAAAAAAGCTCATGGAGCTGCACGTACTCAATGGAGTCGAGTGCGGGAGACTGCACAATTAAAGCTCGGTCTGAAGATTGAGCAAGAGGGTGGGACTGGCGAACGTGACCTAGACGTTCGTTACCCAGAAGAGTTGCTCCTACTCTACAAGGCGGGAGCACGTGCTGAGAAACGGTCAACCAAGGTTTCTGCCAGCTTCAAAGCAATACGCGATGAGTTGGTGAACACTTGGAAGATTGATCTGAGCAACATCTAATCCACTAGGCTACCGCGCTAAGGGCGATCCGAAAGGGTCGCCCTTTTTTATTGCCTCAACAAACGTAATGACAGTTCCTTTGCGAGCGGAAGCACATGATGTGTTAGGTGGAAGGTGGGCATCGGAGTTGCAATCGGGGTCTGGTCTGCACCTAGTTACATTGTAACAACGCTGATGACAGTTCCTTCGGAAGCGGAAGCCCCCTTGTGCCTACCCAGTAAGCTGGAACCAGCTTACTGTCCGCAGCCTAGCCTTGTCAACCCCTTATTTCTGGCTACTTCGTTACATTGTAACAACCTATTGTTAGAAAGTTCAAAAACCACTTTTGTATTGTTAGACGCTAAGTCATTGATTTTTAAGTAATGTTCACAATGTTAGATTGTTAGAAAAATAAAACACGTTTTTATAGGAGATCAAGAAGGTCTTTACGCAGATGCAATCACGATCAAAAGTGAGACCTACAGGAAACTATATTTATTTTTCTAACAATCTAACAATACATATAAAAACACCCTCCAGCCCGCACCAGACAAGGTTTTGCATCGTTAGAAAAACTTTGAACTTTAGCAATCCACTTTTGAACTTTCTAACATTACCCCAACCGCACTGCCAAGTTTACTTCCTGATTTATTTGACAAAGTCAAGAAAAAATGAGATAATATAAATAAAAAGTCGAGTTGAGTAACACGCGCCCGCCAGTATTTCCTGCGAGGCTTGTGACAATGTAACAACGGCATAGAGGTAACACATTATGTACAGAACGAACTCCGAGCGACGCGTGATCGTCCGCAAAGTTGACTATAAAAAGCATGGCTTCAGTAGTCGCAAAGAATATCTGCAAGATCTTGCAGAGTCCTACTCCCTTTCTTATGACGACGTTCTTTGGTACGCCAACGACATTGGTGGAGCGCATGACTTCGGCAAACTGATTCAAGTTCTCAAAGCAGAGTCACAGCGTATTGCTGAGGCTGAGGGTTTCGAGTGTGGCATCGATGCTGATGCTGTTGACGGTTGGGCGTACCGCTACGTCCGTTCCTAATAACTACTAGAGCAAGAGGTACAGATTATGAACGACTGTCTGTTGTTACATTGTAACAACTGTGATGAACCCATCACCCCGCAAGCACGAGCCGAGCTTGGCTACACCACGTGTTTATCGTGCGGTGATAAGCAAGCGAGGGCTACCGTTCGCACAGTAGCTCCAATGCACAAGAGCAACTATATGTTGTTCACAGATCCAGCGGATCTCAAAGGCATCAACAACAAAGGAGGCTTTCACCGTGAGTGAAGATAAGTGTGTAAACGACTGCAATACCCCGATCCCTGACGGAGGGGTATGGGGCTACTGCGATAACTGTTGGAACTACGTGTGCGTGAGTTCTACGTTGGAGAAGAAAGACGTTGTGAAGGTGACCAAAGAAATGCAAATGAGTGAAGCGTCATGTTTGGCGTTCGGTGACATCACTGATGCCTTGGAGAAACACTTTGACGACAAAGTGTGGAACGTCGAGGTTCGATCAACGCTTGGCGAAGACCATTGGGGGAATCCAATCTGGAGTCTTACTGTCTTTGTTGAGTCACGCGAGACTGAACAGGGAAGACATGAGTTGGTTACTGGGGAGAGTAACGATGAATGAAGTAGATATAGAGACGCAGTTAGATTGCGCCTTGCGGATAATGACGAAGGCACAAGTGGATAACTGGCAGACGCAGTTAGAAGTGATTCAACTGCAATGCGAGTTGACCGATGCGAGGCGGGCTATCCAAAGTCGTGAGTACGCGATAGAGAAACTGCAACAGCAGTTAGACACAGCGCAGACATTGTTGCGAGGAGAAACAAGTGAGTGACTTGCATGAACAGGCGGAAGCGTTCCGCAAGCTCAGCGATGAGCAACTAAAGGATTTGTTTGAGTTGTGCCATTGGGTGATTGACCACTCAACACAGCCAGACAATGACATACCGTGGCACGTGTATCGGATCGCGGTGAATTTTGTAACTAACAAGCAAAAGGAGCTAGAGAGTGGCGTTAAGAAGAAAGACTAACGACCTGATCGTTGGTGTGGGTGACTGGGTATACGACCGTAAGGGTAAGCGGTTCAAGATCGTGCGCCTTAACGGAGCCGTGGTGCATTGCGTATCAGCGGATAAGTGGAAGTACCACGATGCGGGCGACCTCGATAAGTGGGGACTGTACTCAGATGTACCGTTCGATGGGCATCGAGCGAGTGACGAAGCCCTACGCAAGAAGGAGCAATTCAGTGCTAGACGCGATGCGATTGAGAAGCTACGTGACTATTGGGAGGGGCGTAATGACTAGGTTGTTACATTGTAACGAGACTCAGGGAGTAAATAACTATGGCAGTCAAATGGATATCACAAAACGGAAGATGGGAGAGAATGATGTTTAAGTGTAATGCGTTTCCTCTGCTCGACACCTATATGAAGGCGTTGACGCATGAGAACAATGTGAATCCGATCCGTGGCACAGATATAAAGCCGATCCACTTGCGTGAGCGTAAGTATATGCAGATCAAAACTCTGGCGAACGGTGACGTTGTGTACTTTGATGGTTGGAACTGCGGTCAGCCCAAAGATGAGTGGGACTACATCGTTAAGTGGAAGGAGAATGGAGAGATCCACATCAACGCGCCCATGTACAACTGCGTGTACGAGCAACTGACGAGCCTGTTGGGTATCAACTTCACCAGACAGGCCAATAAGTTGTGGGTGCATACACATGCGATGTTACCGCTAAGGCCAGCGTTCGCCAAAGATCCATCGATACTTAAATGGAAGGACGGTCGCATTGAGTATACGAACCCACCAGCGATAACGCAGAAGGCGGTTGACCGAGGTGTCGCCAAGGCGGTGCGTGCAAAGTACAAACGCGTCTATGACTACTTGCGTAGCATGAGCAAGATACATGACCCCGAGTATACCTACGATGAGTTTATGGAGGCGTTCAAAGTGAATATGCCCGAAGACCGTGAGCCGCGCATAACGGGGACAGCTAGCGAGTATTGGGTAGTTCAGCGCATAGTGCCAAAGATCGAAGTTCAGTATGGAATGAAGCATCAAGACGACATCGTGGAGATGGTAAGTCTAGCGAACGAGGGCGATCTCGATATGTCGCACAAGCTGTTACTTGCCTGCGCGTGGGGTGCGGGTGACCGTGACTACTGGAGTAGCGGAACCAGTATTCGGGGGTGTACGCCTAACAGAGTAGTCAAAGCGTTCGATGATTTTGTATTGAAGATGCACAGAGAGGAGGTGTTCTACGATAAAGAAGTGCCTGTGGGCAAGACGCCCAATCAGGCGAACAACAAGTATTTCAACTAACGAGCTAAGTTGTTGATTTACTTGACAAAACTACTATTTTGTAGTACAATATACATAATGGAGCGGTTCTAAATTTTGAAACCCTCCAGACTAAACGCAAGCCGACAGGCTTGTGACAATGTAACAACAATATATAGAGGTAATAACCAATGAGTATCAATTTCGGAACAAGCGTTTCTTTGAAGCAAGCGGCATCGCTTATCACTCTTTCACCAGAGCTAAGATACTTCTTGCAGGGTGAGCCGGGGATCGGTAAGTCGTCCATTATGAAGCTGATCGGTAGCAGTAAGCCCGAGCATTTCAAGTCATACATGGACTGTTCACAGCTTGACCTTGGCGACATCGCCATGCCGATTGCCAATCGTGAGCTAGGCATCACTGAGTATTTCCCCAATGGGCGATTCGGTATGCACACAGGCAAGCCGGTGTTGATGATGCTTGACGAGTTTACGAAAGCTCCAGAACCAGTAAAGAATATGTTGCACCCGCTGCTCGAGTCATCGAACCCTCGCCTTGGAGATACGTCAGTACACCCAGAGTCGATCATCTTCCTGACCGGTAACTTATCCAGTGACGGGGTGGGTGACGTACTCAAAGCGCATACGCGCAATCGTATTATTCCGCTACACGTAAGGAAGCCTAGCTCTGACGAGTGGCTTGAGTGGGCGGTCAACAATGACATTGAGCCTGTCGTCATGTCGTGGGTGCATCAGTTCCCACACGCACTAGCGTCGTACACAGACGAGGGGCAAGACGGTAATCCGTACATCTTCAACCCGAAGAAAATGCAGACTGCGTTTGTATCGCCTCGATCCTTGGAGCGAGCCTCGCACATACTGAAAGCGCGTGAGCATATCGACCACGAGTCGTTGATTGCCGCGTTGACCGGTGCGATTGGTGAAGCAGGTGCAAGGGATATGCAAGCCTACGTTGAGTATCAGGATCAGCTACCGACATGGGACTCGATCACGAAGTCGCCCGAGTCTGCGCCTGTACCTACGAGCGCAGGTGCTTGTGCCGTGATGGTGTTCGGTGCAATACACAAGATCGACAAGTCAAACATCAGTTCGTTTATGACGTATCTGGGACGACTAGATGCCGAGTGGCAAGCGTGCTTCTGCATCAACATAGCGAAGAATCCACAGAAGCAATCGGTGGCGTTCAGTTCATCAGCGTTTGCTAACTGGGTTCAGCAGAATGAGGATCTACTGTAATGACGACGTTACATTGTAACAAGGCCAAGATCGAGAGACGGGTCAAGAAGGCCAAGATCACGTTGATGCGTAAGCCAGAGTTCGCGCTCTGGTCAGGCATCATGATGGTTGGCAAGACCGAGGTGCGCGATGGGTTTCCAACTGCCTGCACCAATGGGCGTGACGAGATATACGGCACTGAGTTTGTTGACGGACTATCCGACAAGGAGCTTATGTTTGTTGTGCTACACGAGAATCTGCACAAAGCGTTTCGTCACTTGATTATCTGGAAGAAGCTACACGAGGAGGACGCACGGTTAGCGAACATGGCTTGTGACTATGTGATTAACCTCATACTGCACAAGACAGACCCACAAGAGCAGACCATTGCGATACCTCGCAAGGACGGCAAGATCTATGGGCTGTTGGATACACAGTACGATGGTCTTAACACCAAACAAATCTTCGAGCTACTAAAGCAGGAGCAAGAACAAGGTAAGGGACAGTCCGAAGACAGCGAAGGTGAGTCCGGTGGCTTTGACGAACACGATTGGGACGGAGCGCAGGAGCTAACCCAAGAGGAAGTCAAAGAGCTAGAGCGCGAGGTGGATCAGGCGTTACGCCAAGGCCAGATGACTGCACAGAAGCTAGCCGGTAAAGGTGCGGGTGATATGCCCCGTGAGCTTGGTGATCTGCTTGAACCGCAAGTGGATTGGCGCGAAGTGCTACGCGAGTTCGTCAACGCTACCTGTAATGCGAAAGACGCAAGCAGTTGGCGCAGACTGAACAGACGCTACCTGAGTATGGATATGTATATGCCCTCGCTCATTGGCGAACGTGTTGGACATATCGTGGTAGGCGTAGACACATCAGGTTCGATTGGTCAGCAGGAGATCGGTGTGTTTCTGTCCGAAGTCAAAGGCATTGCCGAGATGGTGAACCCCGAGAAGGTGGATCTAATCTACTGGGATCACGAAGTCGCAAGTCATGAGCAGTACGACTCAGCGACTCTGCCTACGCTAGCAGACTCAACCAAACCGAGAGGTGGCGGTGGGACTGACCCAACGTGCGTGCATGGGTACATGAAGGACAACAACATCGACCCCGACTGCATCATCATGCTGACCGATGGCTACATATATGACTGGGGTAATGAGTGGGCGAAGCCGATACTGTGGGTTATCACATCGGACAAAACTGCGCCTGTGGGTAAGTCAGTAAACATAAAGGACGGAATAGAATGAGATTCTTATTTGAAGTTGGGTACAAGTCATACGTGCTTAATGCCGACCAAGCGCAGATTATCTGGGACACGATACGTGACGCAGAGATCCACGAGGAGAAGCGCAACGGGTACGGTGACGACCGTACGACTACGTACCACGTGTACGACCAAGACGAGTTGGGTGAACCGATCCAGATGAAGATGCTGACGGATCGCCAATACAACATGGCCAAATTGGCCGGTAAACCGAAGGAGAGATAAATGAGTATGGAGGTAGGACTGTCGCTGTCGCTAGCGGCTAACGTGTTACTTGTAGCGTCTATGTACAAGTACAAGTACAAACTACGTAGTGCTGTTCATCTGCTTATTGAAGTGGGTGCGGGACGCGCAGAGGTCATCGACCTAGGGGATCGCGTAGCGATCAAACACAAAGTAATTAAAACTGACAACAACGTTACATTGTAACGACATAACTAGAGGTAACTACAATGTCTATTACAGCAAGAGCATTGCTCGTTGAGCACAACATCTCAGTTTGGACTGCAAACAAACTGGACAAGAACGCTACTGACGTAGTGATAACCCAAAACTGTGCGGCAGATAAAGCCGCCCAAGTTCGTAAGAACCTGATGGCAGGTTCAAGTCAACGGAAAGAGATTGCCGATTTCGCGGCAGGTTGTCGCTTATGGCACAACGTTAAAACGTTACCGTGGGCAAACAGCGGTGCGCGTATGCTACCGACGAGTATGTTCATGGAGTACAAGCAGGAGCTTAATGATCGCAAGGCCAAGTTCGATTCAATGGTCTCGCAGTTCCTAATAGATTATCCACAACTGGTGCAGATCAGTCAGAACTACTTGGGTTCGCTGTTCAACGCTAACGACTACCCACACGTGGAGGAAGTCGCTCATAAGTTTGCGTACCGCTACACGTTCAGCCCCGTGCCTGACTCAGGACACTTTGCGCTTGACGTAGCAAGCGAGGAACTCAACGAGCTACGCGAGCAGTACGAAGCTGACTTCAACACACGGGTCAACGATGCAATGCAGGACGCATGGGGACGGTTGCACAAGACACTCATGGGCATGAGCGAGAAGCTGACCGATGCACCAGACGAGAAGAAACGCAGGTTCCACGATACGTTCATCACCAACGCGCAGGACTTGTGCGGACTACTCAGTCACTTGAACGTGAACAACGATCCAGACTTAGAGTCAGCTAGACGGCAGCTCGAAACGGCTCTTATGGCTACTGACGTAGACGTAATCAAAGACTCCGAGTACGCCCGGGGCGAGCTAAAGTCAAAAGTGGATAGCGTCTTAAATCAGTTTGAGTGGTGAGCAGTATGTCAGAAACAAAACAAGTGTTGATGAACGGGCGCGACAACGTGGTCATCGAGTTCCATACAGCGAGCGCAGTGACCGAGGAAAGTATCTCTGTCGGTCAGTTTTGGGAGCCGGTGATCCTGTGGCTCGCGGACAAGTTCCCCACATGGAAATTCTCTGGTAGTCACCTAAGAGGCGCGGGTGCAGTTGGCACTGAACAATTCGTACCGTGGCGTTGGAATATTACCGCTAAAGGTGAATGGCTTGGTAAGTTGACCCGTGACTATTACGGCAATAAGCCCTGCTACGCTATTGAGAACGAGCGCATCGCAAATAAGTGTGAACGTGGTTACTCGAAGAAAACTGTGAAGTCAGAAAACGCCCGTAAGCTCGTGCTGAAAAACTTCAGGCCAAAGGACTTGAAGGAGTTAGTCAATGAAGCACATTCGTTGATTGAAGGGCAACTACTACGGGCGGGGCATGAGTCACTTAGTGACTGGCGCAGACCATACATAGAAATGATGGAGTTTCTTTCGGAATACATGATGAATAAGTTCGATGAGCTTAGTAAAGAAGCCATACGCATGGGTATGCCCCCAACGAAACTGCCAAGAATCCAAGACGCTTGGGAGACAATGAGAATTAAACAAGGAGTAACAGAGTGTCACAATCAAAAGGATGGAGCAGTGGTTCTAATTCATGGGAACACATACGCCGTGCAAAGCGACAAAGGCCAGTTCTTCACGTGCGAAAGTGCTACACTTCCCGCCTCGCTAAAACGCAAAGTCGGTATGTTGAAGTTACTAGAGAACGACAACTACTTAATTAACGTCGGCTACCGTCGAGATGAAAACAAGTTTTACGTATGCAATTTTACGGAGGCAGATTGATGGAGCAACCTAAACGTGGGCGAGGTAAGGCTAGCAAACCCGCTATGCCCCTAGTTAACTTACGCCTACCGGAGGAGGTACTTGCCTACTATAAACAGTGGCCTAACTACTCCAAGATAATGCGTACGGTACTTACTAATTATGCTGAGTCCCAGACGCGTTGACATTGTTACAATGTAACAAACCCTGAAGAAGCCCGCCTCGTGCGGGCTTTTTTGTGCCCGCCCAAAGCCTTGTCACAATGTAACAACCCCTCGAAAAAAATGTTTGACAATGTCCATGATGATAGTTACCGTTGGCCTATGGCTACACCTGAGAAGAAAGTAAAAGACAAAGTCGTTAAGATTCTAAAGGATCATGGCGTGTACTATTTCTTCCCTGCTACGCACGGATACGGACGTAGTGGTGTGCCAGATATAATCTGCTGTTGTAACGGTGTGTTTATTGGCATCGAATGCAAGGCAGGAAATAACAAGCCAACCGCACTACAAGAAAAAGAGATGCGAGACATTCGGGTCGCGGGAGGCATAACTAGAGTCATCAACGAAGACAACATCGTTGAAACATTAGAGGTAATAACGTATGCACAAGAGCATGGAGATTCTCATGGCTCGTATGGAGAGCCATCCTGAAGAGTTTGATCTAACTTTCAGGACTATACAACTTAACCCCGATAAACGTTGGGACTTTGTTATCAAACCGTTGATGGAACGCGCTGAGTCTATGGTGCGCGGTGAGCCGTCATTTCAACTCGGTTTCCTGTCCGATGAAGAAGTATCCCAAGTATTCCAAAAGCTAATGCAAGTACAAGGTGATGTAACTACACAGCGCATCATGAACGAGCTACTACGTGACAGCAAAGTCGATGTCGATGCTCCTAGCGGTAGAGGCGGCCTGAAGTTTGGCGGTAACCGATGACAGTTCCGACCCCGAAGAACGCAAATAGCGGAAGCAGATAGCGGAAAGACTGATGGATATATACACAATTGATTTCGAGACGTATTACGCGAAGGACTACGGTCTCAGGAAATTTACAACAGAAGAATACATACGTGATCCTCGCTTTGAGGTTATTGGCGTAGCAGTAAAGAAGAATAACGAAAAAACTCAATGGTTTAGCGGAACCAAGGCGCAAACCAAGCAGTGGCTAGATCAGTTCCCGTGGGAAGACAACATTGCTCTTGCCCACAACGGGATGTTCGACTTTGCCATTATGGCGTGGCATTTCGATATTCACCCTAAGAAGATGGCAGATACGCTGTGCATGGCACGTGCGCTTCACACTATCGAGGTGGGCGGAAGTCTGGCCGCGTTGACCCAGTATTACGGGTTAGGTAAGAAAGGCACTGAGGTGGTTAACGCGCTTGGACTTACGCGCTTAGACTTTCCGAAGGCACAACTGGAAGCGTATTCTGGCTACTGTATTAACGATGTGGACTTAACGTATGCGCTTTTTGAAATTCTTATTAAAAGTTTCCCTGTTAGCGAGCTTAATCTTATTGATCTTACTCTACGTATGTTTACTCGTCCTTGTATTGAGCTAAACAAATACATACTCAGTGAGCATCTACAACACGTTAAAGAGAACAAAGAACGGTTGATGAGCCTGATTACTCAGAGCCGTGAGGAGTTGATGAGTAATGAAAAGTTCGCTAATGCACTACGAGTTGCAGGAGTTGAGCCTCCGACAAAGATTAGCCCTACGACGGGAAAAGAAACGTACGCCTTTGCCAAGGCCGACGAAGACTTTAAGGCGTTGTTGGAGCATGAGAGCGAAGCCGTCCAAGCCCTTGTTAGTGCTAGACTTGGCGTCAAATCCACGATTGAAGAGACACGTACTCAGCGTTTTATTGAGATTGCGAGTCGCGGCACGCTACCCATCCCGCTACGCTATTATGCGGCACACACTGGAAGGTGGGGCGGGGACGATAAAGTTAATCTCCAGAATCTACCACGCACATCCGCAATCAAACAGGCAATGGAAGCTCCGGTCGGTTACAAGATTATCGACTCGGACTCTTCTCAAATTGAAGCAAGGACGCTCGCATGGCTAGCAGAGCAAGACGATCTCGTAGACGCTTTCGACAAGGGCGAAGACGTATACAAGATTATGGCTTCCGCTATTTACGGCAAGGAAGTGGAGGAGATCACGAAGGACGAACGGTTTGTCGGGAAGACAACAATCCTTGGTGCAGGATATGGCATGGGTGCGGCCAAGTTCAGAGCGCAGTTAAAAACCTTTGGCGTAGACTTATCACAAGACGAATGTAATCGGATTATCAGAGTATATCGAGAGACATACCCACGTATTCCTTTGCTTTGGCGTGCCGCAGGTGATGCGCTACGTGCTATCGAGCAAGGTGCAACGTCCCCGCTAGGGAGAGGGCTAGCTTTAACCGTGGAGGGAAAACACGGTATCCGTCTCCCTAACGGGTTCTACATCAAGTATCCAAACCTACGCCGCCAAGTCAATACAGAAGATGGCCGCGAAGAGTTGGTATACGACACCAAGAAAGGCCGTACCACGATACCCAACCGAATCTACGGTGGAAAAGTTGTGGAAAACGTTTGCCAAGCACTGGCAAGAATCGTAATCGGTGAGCAGATGTTGCGTGTAGCAAAGAAGTACCAAGTCGTTATGACCGTGCATGATGCTGTCTGCTGTGTAGTACCCGAGCATGAAGCGGATACGGCTCGTGAATACGTCGAGATGTGTATGCGGATGCGACCCAAGTGGGCACCAGAACTCCCGTTGGACTGTGAGTCAGGTGTCGGTGATTCGTATGGAGATTGTAAATGAGCAACTATTGGCAGAACCACAACACACGGAAGCTCGATCCTGAAGATGTAATCCTCATTAGAGAACTGCATAAGGAAGGTTTGAAGCTACAGGTGATCGCTGAGAAGTTCGATGTATCAAAAACCAACGTTAGCAAAATCGTAAATAATAAAATTTGGAGTCATTTAAATGTTGTTGAGTGAAGAAGATAAGGGGTTCATCAAAGCCCTTTGCGAAGAAAAGTCCGCTGGTAAGACAGACCTTACGTATAAGCAGATAGGTGAGAAGTTTGAACTGAAGCCCCACGAGGTGCTTGAGATATGGACAGGCATGAAGTGGGACACAAGTCAGAGGCATATCTATGAGTAAGTTGCCACACGTAGAACGTGATCTCATGGAAAGCATGGGGATCACAATCGAGAGTGCCGCAAAGTGGTACTTATTCCTCGCAGAGGAATACGAAATGTTAGATGACGAGGTCAAGGCTAAATCATACAAGCAAAGAGGCGAAAGCCTAATGAAGCCCGCATTGAAGGGATACATAGTAGATAGAAACCTAGAAGAGGAAATCACTAAATGGACACAGAAGAGCAAGTAACAGACTACGAGTTCACACAAGATTGGTTTAGTTGGGCACCGGAGCTACTTAACCAAATAACTCCAATCCTGCCAGACCGGACAAACTTCTTAGAGATAGGGTCTTTTGAAGGGTGTGGCACAGTGTGGATGGTCGAGAACATGCTACGGGACGGTGGGTGGATCGACTGCGTAGACACATGGGAGGGCGGTGAAGAACACAGTCCAGAAGTCATGGCAGGTGTTGAAGCACGGTTCGACAGAAATATCGCTAACGTACGCGAGAAGTATTTCGCGGATGGTAAGCACGTTAATAACCGCAGGGTCTATAAGAACAAGTGGCCTTCTGCTGAGTTCTTGGGAGATAAGATGAGTGAGATTATTCGCCTCCCTACCAAATGGCCGACTACGATGTACAACTTCATTTATATAGACGGGTCGCACAAAGCCCCCGATGTGCTTACTGACGCAGTGCTAGCTTGGAAAGTATTGAATCCAAACGGTGTGATGGTCTTTGACGACTATGGGTGGGGTAACCCACGTGATGCTCTGCATAGGCCAAAGATCGCTGTCGATGCGTTTACTAATATATTCGGTGAAGAAGCTCAGCTTCTACATGTTGGATACCAATATGCCATAAGGAAAGTTGTATGACCGAAGTAGAACGCCCGAAACTAATGATCGCAACGCCGATGTACGGCGGTATGTGTACTGGGCACTATGTAAGTGGGCTACTAGGCACAATCGCTAAGATGCAATCCGTAGGCGTGCAGGTCTACTGGGCACAGATGATGAACGAAAGCCTTATCACTCGCGCCCGCAACGAGCTTACTCGTATGTTCTTAGCCACAGACTACGACTACCTCATGTTTATCGACGCTGACATCCACTTCACTGGACAGGACGTAGCAATGTTGATGGCGGCGGATCGGGATATAGCCTGCGGTATCTACCCTAAAAAGGAGATCGACTGGGCAAAAGTTGAGGAGGCCGCTCAAAATAAAAAAAGTGAGTTAGCGAATTACAGCGGTGCTTTCGTGTTCAATATGGACGGGGCGCATCAAGAGACAGATGAAGACGGGATGATTGAAGTCCGTCATGGCGGGACAGGGTTCATGCTTATACATCGCAGAGTATTTGAAAGGTTGCAGGAGCACGTACCTACGTACCGCACCTCGTCTTTCAAAGATCCAGAGACCGATGAGTACGTGAAGCCACTGACGCACGAATTTTTCGCAACGAGCATTGATGACACAGGTGCTTTGTTATCAGAGGACTACCATTTCTGTGAGTTGTGGAGAAAACATGGAGGGAAAATCTACGCGAACCCCTTCATAAAACTAGAGCACGTCGGCACGTATGTGTACGGCGGAGACATATTAAAATCGGGAGGTAACCTGAAATGAAAACGACTAAAGCGAAAAAAGTACTGGCTTATGCTGGAAAGCACCCATCTGCATCATTCGCAGAGATAGCAAAAGCTACGGGAACCACGTACGGCTATGCCTACAAAATACTCCGAAACGGACAAGTAGTCACCGATATGAAAGAGGTACGTAAACTTCAGAGGGATGGAGCTAAGCCAACAGGTGCACTGACCCCAGAGATTATAGATAAAGTCATATCAGACGGAAGCACTGCTAAGTATTACGTGATACCGAAGGGCGCGGAAGAACTGCAAGACCTGATCTCGCACAAGAACATGAACGCGCAGATCGGTGAAATATTTCGTGCATGTTACCGTTATGGGGAAGTGTCCCACAGTGATATGCTACGCGATGCGAAGAAAATTAAGTTCTATGCAGAGGCCGAGATCAAGCGGTTGGAGAAGCTAAAGTGATTAAACGCAACATGAAGAAGATAGCACCTGAGCTGTTTGACGACATGTACCGCGCGGTGGTCAGTGACCGATTTCCTTGGTATTACTTGGATGGCTCTACTAGCGAGCGTCATCCAGTAATGGTTCATGGTGTTAAAAGTAGAGAACGGGAAACCCCAGACTCGCCTACATACCCCAATGTGGACGCCATGCTTACGGCTTTTTGCCAAGCCATAAACGTGAAACGTGGCTCAATATTACGGGCCGCTTTTAACATGACCATTGGTGCATACGACAACCTACCCACGCTACCGCATGTGGATCATTTTGAAGACCACGGCGTAATGCTTGTGTACTTTACTGAAGAAGGTGGAGACACAGTGATCTTTGAGGAAGAGCATGACGAAGCGCGACCCACGCGGGAACAAGCGGAACTTACAGAAAAGTTTCGGGTTATACCAATGGTCGGCAGGTGCATTATGTTTGATGGGAAGCACTACCACTGTAACGAGTTCCCAGACGAATCAGGTAAAAGACGTATTGTCTTAGTTGTAAGTTTCGAGGTTGGGGCATGAAGATAACAATCGAAATCGACTGCACTCCGCATGAGTTTCAAGAGCTGTTTATCCCCGGTGATAGACAGCAGGAGTTTGTAGAGACTACGTACAACGCGTACGTAGACGCTCTGCAGAAAATGATGTGGAAGCAGATCGACCCACACAATTTTATAAAGACAAAGGATGACTAATGACAACGTGGTCTTACAGTAGCCTCAAGACATTTGAGCAGTGCCCAAAGAAGTATTTCCATCTGAAGGTGGTGAAGGATGTCAAGGACTCAGGCAGTGAGGCCACTGTCTATGGACAAGAAGTACATACAGCGGCGGAGGAGTACATCCGAGACGGTGTGCCTGTACCAGCTAAGTTTAAGTTTGTTGAACCTACGCTAGAAGCTCTAAGCAAAATCGAAGGTGAGAAGCACTGTGAGATGAAGCTCGGACTGAAGCTAGTGGAAGATGACTACGTCCCTTGTGGGTTCTTTGATAAAGAGGTTTGGTGGCGTGGCATCGCTGACTTAGTGATTGTGCAAGGCGACACGGCTTACTCTGTGGACTACAAGACCAGTAAGAACGCGAAGTATGCAGATACTAAGCAGTTGGATATTGTAGCCGCCGCACTTTTTGTGCATTTCCCAGAGGTACAGAAGATCAAATCTGCTCTGGCGTTTGTGGTCAGCAACGAATTTATTAAGAAAGACCACTACCGAGAAAAACGTGACGAATATTTTGCATCGTTTGATCCGCTTCTGGATAGGCTAGAAGGTGCAATGGATAACGGTGTTTGGAATCCTATCAGTGGCCCGTTGTGTCGGTTCTGTCCTGTAGTACACTGTGAGCATAACTCTCGACGTTGAGGACTAAACATGCCGTACGTAAACAAGAAACGCCCGTACAAGAAAGAGTACGAGCAGTATCAAGGGTCAGAAGAACAGAAGAAGAACCGCGCCAAGCGCAACGCCGCTAGACGCAAGTTAGAGAAAGAAGGCCGCGTCAAGAAGGGCGACGGCAAGGACGTAGACCACAAGAAACCTATTTCAAAGGGCGGGTCAAACACTAAAGGTAACCTGCGAGTTAAGAAGGCATCGGCTAACCGATCATTCTCTCGCAACAGCGATAGGTCAGTTAAAAAGAATGGAAGTCGTAGAAAATAAAGTCTTAACCCTGCTAACACGCAACCCGCAGGTAATCACGGACGCAATCAAAAAGAGTGCGATCTTAGAGGAGCAAGAAGGCGGCATATATAAGGTGGCGATCAACTGGGGACTGGACGAAATGCAGACCCTTGCCACCCTGCCGTTCAAGAAGCCGCCTTCAACCATAGGCAGAGACTACGAGTGGACGGGCAAGTTCACACCGTTCGATCACCAGAAAGAAACCGCATCGTTCCTATCGCTACACAAGAAAGCCTTCTGTTTCAACGAGCAGGGTACAGGTAAGACAGCATCTGTAATCTGGGCGGCTGACTATCTAATGAAGCAGGGTCGCGTAAAGCGCGTGCTTGTTATCTGCCCCCTATCGATTATGAAGTCAGCGTGGCAACAAGACCTGTTCAAGTTTGCAATGCACCGTAGCTGTTCCGTGGCATACGGGGACAAGCGGGCACGCAAAAAGATTATTGAAGCTGGCTCCGAGTTCGTGGTCATTAACTTTGACGGACTCAGTGTGGTCAAAGAAGAAATCATGGCTGGCGGGTTCGATATGATCGTGGTCGATGAGGCCAATGCCTACAAGAACCCACAGACAAACCGTTGGAAGGTGCTGTTCAACGTCATGAAGAAGGCCGAGTGGCTGTGGATGCTAACAGGCACACCTGCGGCGCAGTCTCCACTGGACGCGTACGGTCTGGCTAAGTTAGTAAACCCAACGTATTGCCCCAAATACTACGGGCAGTTCCGAGACATGGTGATGTACAAGGTCACTCAGTTTAAGTGGGTGCCGAAACCCAAAGCCCAAGATGTCGTACATAAAATACTGCAACCCGCGATTCGGTTCGAGAAGGATCAATGCCTCGACTTACCAGAGGTTACACATACTGAACGAGACGCACCACTCACCAAACAGCAAGAGAAGTATTACACCGAGCTGAAGAAGCAAATGATGATGGAAGCAGACGGTGAGCAAGTTACTGCGGTCAATGCGGCGACTAACATCAACAAATTGCTACAGATATCAGGTGGTTGTGTCTACACCGATAACCGTGAAGTCATTGAGTTTGATGTGTCTAACCGCCTGAAAGTTATTGAGGAAGTAATCAATGAGTCATCTCACAAAGTGCTTGTCTTCGTTCCCTTTACGCACACGATTGAGCTACTACGCAATCATTTGGAGGGTAAAGGTTATTCGTGCGGCGTTATTAACGGCAAAGTTTCTGTCAACAAGCGCAGTGATATTGTTAAAGATTTTCAAGAACAGTCCACGCCTCGTGTGCTCATTATTCAACCGCAAGCCGCGTCGCATGGACTCACTCTAACTGCCGCCAACACAATTATTTGGTACGCACCGGTCACCAGTGTGGAGACGTATCTCCAAGCAAACGCACGGATTGACAGGCCGGGGCAGAAAAACGCTATGACTATCGTGCACATCAAAGGTAGTCCAACAGAAGAACGCCTGTACAAGATGCTTCAGAACAACATCAATAACCACGTGAAGATCATCGACCTGTACAGACAAGAATTAAGTTCTTGACAAAGTCAAAAAGAAGACTATAGTTACCAGTGGAGTCAACAAAAAGAGGTATCAACTATGGCAACACCAGCCAACGAACTCGTGCCTGTATACATCAAGATCCGCGATACAATTCGTGAGAAAGAAGCAGAGCACAAAGAAGAAATCGCTGTTCTCAAAGAGCAGTTAGAAGCTGTATCCCAAGCCTTGTTAGATGTATGCGAGGAGAACGGGCAAGATGGCTTCCGCACCCCCTTCGGTACAGTTACTCGTCGTGTTTCGTCACGGTATTGGACGAGTGACTGGGATTCTATGTACAAGCTCATCAAAGAGCATGATGCACCCTTCCTTCTGGAGCAAAGAATCCACAATGGCAATATGAAGCAGTTTCTTGAGGAGAACCCAGATGTTCTGCCCGCAGGACTGCAAGCCGACCGCAAATATACCGTGCAAGTACGTAAACCAACTTCCAAGTAAAGAGGTACACAATGAGCAACCAAGTCTCAATCTTTGAAAACAATACTGGCGTAACAGTATCAACTCCGCGTAAAGGTGCATTGGGTGACGTATTTGCCCCAGCATCTACAGTCTCCAACACTCGCCGTATTCAGGCGCGTAACAACGGTGACTTTGTACGCATCATCAGTGGCCAACAAGCCGGTGACCCAGTGCGTGACTCACTCAACGTAATCATCGTCGGTGCTATTAAGGAAGTATCTCGTGAGTTTTATGGCTCACAGTACGACCCAGATAACCCCACGCTACCCGATTGCTGGTCTAGCCGGGGTGATAAGCCTGACGAGGGATGCAGTAATCCTCAGTCCAATGCGTGCGCTACCTGCCCGCAGAATGTACAAGGCTCAGCTAGCGGCGGACGCCGTGCGTGTAAATTCCAACGCCGCATTGCGGTAATGGTTGAAGGCGATCCAAAGGGCACTGTGTATCAGTTCAAGATCCCATCGAAGTCTCTGTTCGGTAAAGGCGTGGGCAACACGCATCCGTTTGAGAGCTACACGAAGTTCCTTGCTGGTAACGGAGAATCTCCAGACACAGTGGTTACGCAGATCGCTCATGATCCTAACAACCAGAGCCAGACATACGTGCTTAACTTCAAGCCAATTCGTCAGGTATCTGATGACGAGTACGAGCTGGTGTTAGCGGCTCAGCAGAACCCAGATACAGATATGTATACGAAGATCACTACAGCGCAGACAGACCAAGTGACTGCTTTGCCACCTAGTGCTTCAGAGCAGATCGTGTATTCTGATGAACCGGAAGAAGAGCCGGTAGCTGTAGAAGAGCCTAAGCCAGCCAAGCGTCAAGCTAAGAAGACTGAGCCTAAGCCAGAAACCAATAGTCTCGCTGATGTAGTGAGCGCATGGAGCGATGACGACTGATGAGCTATGGCTACAGCAATAGGCTGATCGAGCTAAATAAAGAAGCCGACCACCGTTTGTTGGGCGTACAACTGGGGCGGGTTTGCATCGCACGCGATGTGCCCGTCTCGGACGTAGCTGTCCACTTAGGTGTCTCAAGGCAAACTGTCTATAACTGGTTTTGTGGGGCTAACGCTCCACGGGCCAAGTCACAGCAGATACAAGAAATAATAGCCTCATTAGTCGCTGACAAATAAAACTTACACAGCAAGGATTTAGGGATGACATTCGACCTATTAGACGCGGTGCAACCCGAAGAAGGGTGGTTCTGCGCTGTCGGTATCAAAGGTAGGAGCGTTGTACAGAAACTGGTACAGACCCGCGAGGAGCTAGACGAGATATCAGAGCAGTTTGTTGCTGATAACCGTAATGCTTTCTTTGCGGTGGCTAAATTTAAAACCGATGCAGACAGAAAGAAAGACAACGTCCAGTCGCTGAAAGCCTTTTGGCTTGACATAGACTGTGGCGAATCAAAGGCAAAGGTCAACGAGAAAACAGGTCGCCCCGATGGATATGTAGATCAGGATGCTGGACTACAGGCATTGGAGGAGTTTCGTGAGCTGATAGGGCTACCTGACCCCATACTCGTTAACTCTGGCCGTGGTATACACGTTTACTGGCCACTAACCGAAGAAGTCACTCGTGAGCAGTGGGAGCCTGTTGCCGTTAGGCTACGAGAGCTTTGTTTCACGCACGAGCTTTATGTAGACCCTGCGGTGTTTGAGGTATCACGCGTACTTAGGGTGCCCGGGACGTATAACTTTAAAGACGATCCAGCTAAGCCAGTAGTTGTAATGTCTGAAGCTGACCCCGTGGAGTTCAACGAACTGAGGGATTTACTTGGTGTAAAAGAAGCACCGGCTAATATGCCCCCAAAACGTGAGTTAACGGCGTTAGGTCAGCAGTTTGCTGACTCTACGATCACCAAATTTTCTAAGATCATGGTACGCAGTGCTAAGGGTAACGGGTGCTCGCAACTTCTATCGTGCTATGAGGACAGAGAAACTCTGGTGGAACCTCGCTGGTTCAATGCGCTATCCATCGCTAAGTTCTGCACAGACAAGGACAGCGCGATCCATAAGATATCCTCAGACTACCCAGACTACGATCCCAGCAACGTAGAATACAAGATAAAACATATACTTGGACCACATACTTGCGAAAAGTTCGAGGAAAATAACCCCGGTGGATGTGCCGACTGTCCGTTCAAAGGCAAGATCAAAAGCCCCATCGTGCTAGGCCGTGAGGTTGAGAAAGCTAGCGAGGCCGAGAGCATCGTTAGTGTTGTACAAGAAGGTGTACAAGAGACCTATAAAATCCCTGAGTTCCCGTTTCCGTTCTTCCGTGGCAAGGGTGGCGGTATATGGCACCAATCCGATAGCGACGAAGTCGAACCTACTCTGGTATACGAGCACGATCTGTACGTGCTGAAACGCATGAAAGACCCCATTAAAAAGGACGTTGTAGTTTTTAAACTGCACACCCCCCATGATGGTGTTATCGAATTTATTATCCCCAATGCACAGCTAACGGAGCCTAGAGAAGTTCGTAAGCTACTGGCGGAGCAAGGTGTGTTGTGTGGTAGCTCCAAAAAAAGTGAGTTAATGAGTTGGTACATCATCGCGTTTATCCGCGAGATGCAGACGAGACAGAAGGCAGAGAAAATGAGACTACAATTTGGGTGGGCTGATAACGACAGCAAATTTATTATTGGGGATAGGGAGATAACTCCAGACGGTGTGTTCCACACGCCCCCATCACCATCAACTGAATCCTTTGTCGAGAACCTACAGCAGGAAGGGTCATTCGATAAATGGAAAGAGATCTTTAGTCTGTATGGTAAGAAAGGGCTTGAACCACAAGCGTTTGCCACACTGACAGCGTTTGGTGCTCCTATCTTCAAATACACTGGTCAGCAGGGAGCCTTGATTAGTCTGGTAGCAGAGGGTTCGGGTGACGGTAAGTCCACAGTGCTTTATATGCAAAACAGCGTATGGGGGCACCCAAAGGGACTATCCGGCCTTAAAGCGGATACTCTAAACGCCAAGTTCATGCGCCTCGGTGTGCATAACAACCTACCTGTAACGCTAGACGAGATGACTGAATGTGCCCCGCAGGAGGTGTCGGATCTGTCCTATGGTGTATCGCAGGGTAAATGGAAGGAGCGGATGAAGCAGTCCACCAACGAACTGCGTAAGAACCTGACCAACTGGTGCACGATGGTTACCACATCTGCTAACAGCTCTATGTACGAAACGCTCGCATCTGCTAAACACCGGCCTGAAGCAGAGATGATGCGGATCATTGAGTACAAAATCCCTACCAACGAAGAGATCAAGAACGACGTATCGGCTAAGTATAAATTCGATATTGAACTGCCTGAAAACTATGGGCACGCAGGAGATATATACGCTGAGTACCTCGTAAATAATCTGGAAGAAGTCAAAGCGTCGATTCGGTCTATCCAGATGAAGGTGGATCGTGAGTTCAAAATTACGCAGAAAGAACGTTTTTGGTCAGCGATTATCGCATCCAACATCACGGGCGGTCTTATAGCTAAGAACCTAGGACTAATCGACTGGGACATACAGCGCATCTACCACTGGTGCGGGGCTAGGTTGCTACCAGAACTGAGGGATGATGTACGCACGCCGGTTGACGGTAGCGTTGCTACTGTTGGTGATTTCATTAACCGGCATATACAAAACATTCTTGTGGTTAATGATGCGGTGGACTCCCGCTCCAACATGCCAGCACTTCCTGTAATGGAGCCACGTGGCAATCTGTATATACGCTACGAGCCTGATACCAAGATGATGTATATATCGGCGAAGGCGTTTAAAGAAGACTGTGTAAAGAATCGCCTTAACTATAAGGGCACGCTCAAAAGCCTGCAGCAAAAAGGTATTCTTATCGGCACCGCTAACAAACGGTTGTCTAAAGGCATGAAGGTATCCGCCCCGCCCACGCACTCTTTGGTGATTGACTGCGCTAACACTGAGTTCTTGGATGTAGAAAGCATGCTGGATGTAGAGGAAGCCACAGATGCGGGTGGAGAAAGTTAGTTACGATATTAACTGGCGTAACTTTAAACGGGGGGCATCCTTCTTCATCCCCTGTTTAGACCCAAAGTTAGCACGTGGTGAAATCAAAACGGTGACTGACAGACTGAAATACAAGATTTTGACAAAAGTCGTTATTGAAGAAGGGGTTAGGGGTTTACGTGTGTGGCGGCTTTAGTGTACTGTTATGACACGAGATGAGACGCGGTGAGACGCAGATTGTTTTCGTGGTTACCTCTATAGGTTGACTCCCTATAAGCTGTGCCCCGCCCCGTGCGGGGTCTTTTTTTACATGCCCCTCATAATCATATCGAACAAGAACGGGGCGGTATTTTTATCAACAATCAAACCATTCATCGCCGCCGCTCTACGCTCTGCCCGCCCCTTTAGAGACTTGCTGATAGTTTCGTTATTGATAGGCAACATAAAGTTCTTGTAGTTGTACCGAGATATCGCTCTTAAATCTTCTATTATGCTTTCAAACCGTGCATCCGTTGGGTTGTTATTGTACTTCTGCACAGAACGATCAAGATCTGCAAGCACTTTGCCGCGCTCTTCTTTAATCGCTATCTCTACGCGCTTAGCCAGAATGTTACGTTTTTGCTGCTGCGCTACTTCTGTATCCGCGAAGCCAAGCACCTGCCCAACAATTTTCTCCGGATTCTGAGTAAAGTATTCACGATTACGCACTTCCGCGCCTTTACGCGTCAACTCGCCTTCTTCAGTTAAACGTAGGCTTTTGATCGCGCCACGTATAGCGGCGGGCATAAACTTCTCAGCCCCTCGGTTAATATCACCATTAGCGATGTCTTGATACCCGTCAATAAACGATAGCGCCATACTTCCTACAGGACCAAATAATTGTGTGTATGCATACTCCTGTAGGGCTGTGCGGCTATCTCGTCCGATGGTGTCACTGTTAAAGAACAACGAATCGAGAGAAGTGGAAGACCCAATGTTCATACCGGTAAGGGCAGAGATAAGACCCATCTCCGCTGAACGAGAGGCAAGAATGGCGCCCTTGTCACTAAGCCCCATGAATTTAGCCATATCACTACCGGGGCCAAACGTGTTTGGAATCCACCAAGTGCGGAACCAAAGGTCAATATCCCGCAAACCAAGTGGGTTTCCTGAGTCATCCATGTCGTACATAAGCGCACGCATTTCATCATCTTCTTCGTCAGGCCGCTCCATTTCACGGAAAGCGTTGATCGTACCAGTCACAACTGAATACAACGGCAACCCGGGGATACCCGCAAACAGAGTTGTTGCTATCAACGTACCCATAAACTTCTGGGACGCTTCAATACGTCCTTCCATAGTTGGCTCTAGACGAATCATCTGATACAGATTCTTCATTAAGAACACGACCATTTGCTGGGTGTACGTCATAAACTGGAACGCTAACCGAGAGATAGCGTACTTCTTCATGATTGGCGGCTTGTTGAACTGCGAATAGTTGAACAGCGCTTCTTTAGTCAGCTCGTAGGCTTTCTCTTGTGCAAGTTCTTGCGCTTCATCCGCAGATTTACCGGCCTTGACCTGCTTGTCATACTCCATCTCAAACGCGCTCATATACATAACTTCACGGCTGAGTCGCTCTGAATGGAAAAACGCACCGGTCATTAAGTTATACACACCGCGACTAATGCGGTTACCTGCGCGTAGTGAGTTAGCTGTAGGCTCCTTAGCTGCGCCACCAAGATCGGCAGAATAAGTCTGCTGGAACATATTCAGGTTGTGCGCCCACTCCCACGCCTTGCGTAGATGTGGCTTCTTATGGGCGTACTTAGAGTCGCCTACGGATGGCTGTCCCCACTGCGTAATCATCTCGCCCGTGACGGGATCGATTTTGGAAGTACCTAACTTGTTAAACAGAAGGGCATAATTACCCATCATGCCAAATGTCTTGGTATAGCCGTACTCAGCCGCAAGCACGTTGGTGCCTACAATCGGTAGCTGTGTGAACTGAACGAGTGCTGACTTGATACTGGTCAGCATCATGATGAACGCTGCTTGGTTACCAAGCCCTGCTAGCTTCTGGAAGATTGACTCGTCGTACTCTGGAAGCATCTCGTCTTCGACACGCTGAGCAAACTCTCTGAACAACACCCCACGCTGGGCTGCATTTGAACCTATTTTGGAAAGCTCCTCTGCTTCGCCCAACCGCAAACGGATCTCTGATGAGTATTTCATGCGAGATAACTGGTTAGCGGCAGATAGCTCCGAGATGATGAAATTACGTAAACCGTCGCCCGAGAAACCTGCGGTACCCTTACGTGGCGAAAACCGCTTGCGAATATCACGGTCCGGCAGGGTCATCAGGTACATCTGGAATATGTTATTACGCAGTGCTTCAATCTCTTTTTGGCTTAGATTAGTAGCACCGGCAATCTGGTTATCAATCTGGCGCAAAATAGCCGCGCCTTGGTCACCGGGGCTTATCTTCATAAGCTCAGTCTGGAAGTTACGAGTGTCATCCCCTTTTGCAATGAACCCCATTTCTTCTAGCTCTTGCTTAGTAGACGCTTCCCCATTAGCTCGCATCTGCTCAACCATGTTGTCGATGTACATGTCACGGGACAGCCGATCTTCAAACATCGCAAAAATTTTGTTTTTACCGCGCCCGATACGCACCCAGTGTTTGCCTTGGCGCATTAACGGGAAATAGACCTTAACCTTGTCTGCCTTAGCGAACGTTTCTTCTAGCCCAGCGAGTGCTTTACCCAGTGGCGTAGAAGGATCATTAGGATCACCACTCAAACCTGAGTTTTCTACCTGCGCTCGTAACAGTTTCTTACGTTCGACGTAGGTATCTCGATACTTGTTACGGATCATCTCGTACAAGAACTGCGCTTCAGGCATTGTCACGGTTTCAATAACCGGCTTGCCGTTGGCGTCCTTAATAATATTCAGGTTCTTGTCCCGCTTTGGACGCTTACGGGTAACACTTTCAGAGTTTTCCTTGATGTTTTCCCACCGCTCAAAAGTATCGCGGATAGTGTTTTCGATTTTAGTAACGTTTGCCCTCAAGCCACGAATACGCCCAGCAGAGTCATTGTTATTGATCGCTGTTTGCAGGTTGTTTCGCGCTTCAATTAAGTCTGGAGCAGTTTGCAATGCGTCATCTACATCTGCATAAGAAGCGGGATCAACGCCAGTCAGTGTGGCGTAGTGCAGCATGTCTACGAACGCCTGTATTAACTTGGGATACTTGGTGTTAAAGGCTTCCCACTCTTTAACCTTCTGATGTAAATCAGCCAGTATCTGGTCTTTGTACGGCACCATCTTTTTCTGGATGATGTTATTAACCTCTGCGATTTTGCCCATACCTACAGAGGAAGCCCAATCTGCTAATTGATCGGCGGTGGCCGCTTTCGCAAACGTAAACACGCGGCCCACATCCATACTCTCAAAACCATTAACTAGCAGGCTTTTCATCTGCGCCCAATTACGGAAGCTGTTCTTTATAGACTGCCCCATGCCCTGACGGAACTGGTTGCCTGTGTTGGAGTTCAGTATTTTCCGATCTACGTCTTTTTGTTTTTTCTGCCCTTGAGTCGAGTTAGCTTCAAGCAGTATGCCTTCGCTCATGTCTATAAAAGGTGCATCGACAATTTGGTCACCCAAAGCAACTAAATCTAAGAACGCTGTAGATACGTTGTCTGGAATATTGAACATCTTGCGGACAAGGTCCACAAACCGCCCAAACAAGTTCTGGTTCTTGGCTTCTTGAGTAGCAAAAATACCCGGAACAGTTGTGAGGAATGTCTGCATCTCAGGCTGTGTAAAGCCGTAAGCTACAAACTCACGTAGGTCATCAAAAGCACCAAGCGCATACAATCTGTCTTCTCTAGCAGTGGTAAGCCCATACTGCTCTCGTTCCAAATAAACTTTACGCGCCGCATCCATAACAACTGTTAACTGCTGTAGAGCGCGGCGGGTTGTGTTAGCCATATAATTTTCAGAGTCTTCCTCGATCTCTTGGATACGAGTGCCGATCAGCCCCTCAGTAGCCGCGTGGAATAACTCATGCAGGATAATTGTGTTTGTGAGGCCGTCACCACGCCCGTTTATATCGTTTAGATAAACGATATTGCCTTGTTCGCTCTTGTGTACGTATACACCACGTGCGGCGTTACGCCCTTCAAAACTGGAGCGCAATCTTGGTGGTATATCCTCAAGGTTACGGACGATACGTATTTGCACATTACCGACCGCTTTACGGATACGGCGAGCGAGTAGTTTCTCAAACGCCGTGCCTGTCTCAATAATATGGTCAAGTGCGGCACGAGCGGTATTAAAGCCTTCAAAAGTACGGTCAACAGTATCGTTGGTTGTATCGCCCAATAATTGAGCCTGTGGTGGAGCAGCTCTATCTTCTATAGATTGTTCTGGGCGTGAGCGTCTTGATAGCTCTGGGTCAGTTTCCGCCATTTGTTCGGCACGTGCTCGCTCTTCTGGAGCAATATCAAACTTACCGCCTGTGTCCTCAACAATATCTTTGGCTAACTGCTTAGCCTTAGTTTTAGCGCCCACTGTTGTATTTTTAAGCACACGGAACGCATCGGCTATACGGCTCGCTCGGATATCCATGATGATACGCATATCATCACGTAATGCGTCCACATCGCCGTTATAAACATCTTCTAATAACTCGGTAAGAGTCTCTGCGTCCTGAACCGCTGGGTTAGTCTCCCCATAGATGGCTTTGAACATATCAAGAGTAGGAGTGCTAAGCACTTCAACCGCCCGCTCTACCGCCCGCTGTAATGTCATCCGCGCAGTAGAGTCTTGAGTACGTTCAGCGGCACGTTGTTCAGCTTGCTCGCCTTCATACATTTTAGGGCGGCCACCCTGATTTTTTTGCTTCTTGCCCGGGTTCTCTAAGCCAGTCTCAGGATTTAACTCGGGTTCAACTTCAGGGGCTACTGTTTTAGCCTTTAGGTCTGGTAGCGGTTGCCCACTCATTAAAGCACTGGCTACAGCGATACGGTCTTCTGGGTCTAACTCCCTACCATAGAACTGAGCAATACCTTCAAATAGCTGTTTGTTTGCGCGAGTAGCGGCGGCCTTTAGCCCACGCTTTCGAGCCCTGTGGTCAGTGTCTTCTGCGGCCTTGGACTGAGCATCCATCAATCGCTTAGCAAGATTACGTATTTCCGCTTCATCTTGTGCGTCTGCCGCCGGTTCATCAACTTGTTTGGATTTGGGCTTACGTTTACCCGTCACTTTAAGTTGGCGTTTGTCAGTAGCAGATTTGTTCAGAATCTTTTGAGCTTCATCAGCAAACATATTTGCTGCGTCTTCGCCTTCTGTAGTACGGATACGTTCTACTTCAGCTTCTAGCTCCTGCGCCGTGGCCTCATCACGAGTAACCCGCCCAGTCATCTCACGAGCAGATTGAAGAATTTGCTTCTTGGTACGCTGTGTCGCTTTCGGTGTATCTACCGCCTTATTAACTCTTTCCGCCTCCCGCTCAACGTCGATGTCTTGCACAGACCTACGCCCCGGCTTTGTTGGCTTTGCTGGAATACCTAACTCCGCGTCGGTAGCAGGTCCAGTACGAGTCTCCGTCGTAGTTTCACCTTCAGGTGTAGTGCGCTCAATAACCGTTTCTGCTGTCTTTGGTTGTAGTCTTTGCTGCACTGCTTCATATTGCTGCCGTAGCTGTGCTACTTCCTGATCTTTAGCAGCCACAAGGTCAGCATGTTTGGCGAGCATGTCTTGCGCTTCTGGTTCAGTAGTCTGAAGGTCGGTTTGAACCTGCGCGGATGCACCCTCAAACTCTGTTTGCATTTCTGCTAACTCTGCTTCTGCTTCTTCCAGACGAGCGGCAAGGGCTAATGCAGTGTTGACATCTCCTTCTCCAACTCCAGCATCATCAACGCTGCTAGGAGCTGGCTCCACTCCTCCGACTGCAGGTTCTGCAGGTGATACGGTAGTTGGTTGTTCTCCAAGCTGCCCATCAGGTGTAGGAACGCTAGGCTCAACTCCTCCGGTGTCAGGTTGTAAATCGTCCGTTTCATCCGTAGCCTCTGGCTGCCCCGATTTAACTTTCTGGGACTCGTTAACGAGAGCTTTAATTGCTTCTACGTCTTCTTCTGCGCCCGCGTCCTCAACGAATTTATCGGGGTCATCAGGTGCTCTTGCAATACCCGCAGGTGCGCCAAGAATACCGCCTATAATACCTTCAGCAGTGGCTTGTGCTGTCACCCCACGGAATGTGTCTACATCAAACCCTTCACGTTGCAACGCGATATTAGCAGCAGCTTGTTCTTGTCCCGCTTGGATCGCTTCAGGTATAGCCTCTTCAAGAGACTTAATACCCATACGCTTGGCAATATTGCCTTTGAGCGCCTTATTGAATCCTAACTTTTCTGCTGGACCCAGAGAAGCAAATATACCTAGCCCACCGCCAAGTAAAATCTGGTCTAAGTTATCCCCACCGTAACTTTGAGCTTGTGCGGCAATCTTTTCTGCTTTGGCTTCGGATTCTCCGTTAGCCATAAGCTCATTTTTAACGGCATCGTAAATACTTTCTTTAACAATACCCGCGCCAGATGTAGCACCCAAAGAACCTAGGGCTACTGCGCCAGTGGCACCGCCACCAGTTAATAAGTTAGCCGCTAAGAAAGGCACCAAACTACCGACACCTTGAGAAATCATGCCTGATGGGTCTGCGGCTACGGCACGAACACCCGCCCAAAGTCCGTCTAGAACTCCAGCGTCTTCGGCTTCTTTTAGGATTTGTGCGGCGCGAGCAGCATCTTGTTTGCCTTCCGCAGATAGGAGTTCTGCTAGATAGCCCTTTGCGCTACTGATACCTTTAGATAGATCGCTGTCCGCGCCAGCAAACGCTGTGGCGACCGCATCGGTAATAGTTAAAACACCTTGGCCAATACCAAGACCAACGTCGCCTACGGACCTAAAGAAGCCCGCATCTTCTACGTCGGGCTGTTCAAGGGGAGACGCAAACGCCTGCTCTTGGGTGAACGTTTCCTGTTGAGTTTGTTGAGGCGCACCGAAAACATCATCTAGCGTAAACACGCCTTCTTGAGTTTCTTTATCAGTAGTTTGGGGCGTAGGGAAGACATCGTCTAATGTAAATAGATTCGATTCAGCCATGCTAGCCCCTATTTAACTGTTTCAAATTTACCGTTGCCACGATAGATAGCAGTTACGCCGTTAGGGAAACTATAATACTTACCTACGACCATTTGTGATACAGGCACGCGTTGAGTTACTACGAATGGGCTTGTTTGAGTGCCAGCCCCCGAAGCAATAGCATTTTGTTGCCCTTGATCGGGTTGTGGAGCCGTGCCGGGTTGTGGGTTACGTTGGTTCCACTCTCTAATGCGTCGTTGCTTCTCTTGTTGCCACTCTTCGTTAGTTGGCGCCCTACCTTCAGAGTTTCTAAACGCACCCGCCCATTCAGCTTTCTGCGATAAGCCATCTGTGCCTTCTAAGCCAGCGATAAAGTCTTCTCTACGTCCACGCCAATCTTCTGTTTCGGAAGTAACCGTCTTAGCGGTAGTGGCACCAGCGGCGACTTGAGCCCGCTTGATGGATTGCTCTTCCACGTACCGGATAGCTTGTGCTTCATAGACTTCATCGGGCTGCATCTCAGCGCCCATCGCTTTATCCGCTGCTTTATACCCACCGACAAGTCCATTGATCTTCCGGTCAAAGTCAGTTTCGCGGTTTGCATTGACTTCAGCGGCCCTGATCGTAGCAGCCGCCGTCTTGTCGGCACCATGTTGTTTAACAGCGGCATTGAGTAGCGCGTCTTTCCGTCTACCTTCTGCTTGTTCGATACTAGCACCCATTTTAAGAAGTTCACGATCTTCTTTCTTAGCCGCTCTGATGGCCGCAGTGGCTTCTTTAACTGCTGGTAGCGCGGCTTTACCTGCGGCTTGTAATGCGCCGCCCGGTTGACCTTCTTGACTCAACATACCCAGACCGGTCTGCAGAAGCGCCATATTGAAGGCATCCTTCTTCGCCGCAGACATTGTATCGGCACGATTAGCCAGTTCATTTCGTAATTCTTGAGTGTAGGGTCCGGGTTCTTCATCACGTAAACCAGAAAGCTCTTTGAAGTAATCTTCAACGCTCTTAGTTTTTCCAGTTTCTTTTTCGGTTGCATCTGCTTCCGGAGCGGCTACCGCCGGTGCCGCTTGTTCCGACGCGGTGATTTGTTCAGAAACAGTCGGTTGCTCCGAAATACCCGTATCTTCAATAGTCGCCCCTGCTTGAGTCTGTTGAACTTGTTCTTCTACAGTCGGTGCTTGTACGAACGTTTCGTTTGCACCCGTACCTTTACGCTCGCCTAAAGCGGCTATGGCATCATCTGCGGTCATAGGAGAAGCAACAGCATTTAGCCCCCGCGGCTTTATCTGCGATTTACGTAACCTTGCAATATCTTCAGGGGTCAAGAACGTTTCATTTGCACCAGTGCCTTTACCCTCACCTAACATGGCAAGAGCTTCCGGAGCCGCAAGTTCACCAAGCCCTGCGCGTCTCGCTTTTTGTTCAGGGGAAAGCTGTGCGATTATGTTCTGCTGTGCGGCTAAACTTAGGTCAGTTGACCGCATAGGGGCTGTCTGTCCAGCAGTGCGTTGCGGGTCTTCAAAACTCTCCATACCTACAGCAAATGGATCGCTAGTATCCCCAGAACCAAATGCGCTAGTTAACGCATTAAAACCTGCTTGGATACCGCTACCTAAATTGTTTAGTCCCTGTCGGATGGGTTGTCCTACATTTTGACGCACAAGGTCATCAATGTTTACGCCATCATCACCGGGAACAAGCGAAGGCTGTTCATACTGAGCGCGAAGTTGACTCATAGCAGACTCAATCTGATCCCTTTGGGCTTGCGTACGCGCCGCGCCCAGTTGCCTGCGTAACTGAGCCATAGTTTCACCGTAACCGCCGCCCACATTAAACGACACCACACCACCCGGTGCATAACTTCCTTCGTTGTAAGGGATAGCATCCAGTCCACCGCCCATTGCCATCTGTTGAGGCATAGGTTGTGGTGGCATCTGAGGTTGTGGAGCAGGGCGTCCCATTTGCGCTTGAGGTGGCATCTGCTGCGCTGGTGGCATAGCCGCCATACCCTGTGGAGGCATTTGTGGCTGCGGGTTCATTACCTGCTCGGCAACGGTAGGCTGCTGAGCTTGCTCTTGCATTGCTGCGTTACGCATACGGTCAATAAACATACCGGCCATAACTGCTTCTGTAGGGTTAATTAGCCCTTGAGCCGCAGCTTGTTGAATTTTCTTCTTGTTGCCACCGTACTCTTTCGCAATCTCTTCAGGGGCTGTGATGCTATATGCTTTCATCTTCTATCGTCCCAAGTTATACAGGCCGAGAGCAGACAGTCCCAGACCGCCTACCTGCTGTAGCATTGATGGTGGCTGGGCGTACGCGGTCTGCGTAGACCCCATCTGTACTGGCAACCCACGGAGGATAGAGCTGTAGAAGCCAAGCTGCTCCATTGGGTAGTCACGCTGACGCAGGAAGTCAGAGTAAGCTGTATCCATGCGTTGTTGGTCAAGAGCACGCTGTTCGCCAGCCGATGCCGCTTGCGCCTGTAGTCTCTGCAGGTCAGCCGCTTGTTGCGATGTACCTAACTGACCTAACTGAGCACCCATTTGTCCAACTTGTCCAAGACCCTGCAGTCCAGTCTGGATGCCCTGTAGTCCGAGTTGCGAACCAAACTGTTGTGCCTGTTGAGCTGCTTCAAATGCTTTTTGAGAGCCAGCCGCTTGGATGTTGGCAAGTTGTGAACCCAGATTACGCTCTCGTTCAGTCTGTGCCAAGAGTTGACGGGCACCGCCGTATGTGCCTTGTCTAGCCGCCCCTAGGCTCGCACCTAGTTGTTGCTTCTGTGCGTCACGGATAGCCGCTGACTTCTGCGTATCGACTACATTCTGCATATATGGAGACATGTAGGACTGCATCTGACTTGGGTCGGTAGCCATCTGGGCGTACTGCTGTCCAGCACCCATAGCTTGAGCACCTGCGCCTAATGAACCTAGCCCAGCGGCAGTGGTCATCTGGTTAGCGCCTTGGAACTGCCCCGGAGTCTGCATACCAGCGACTTCGCTTTGTACTTGCTGTTGGCCCGGAGTAAAGCCAGCGATGCGCTGACCTTGGTAAGGTGTGTAATCTCTATACGACTCAGCCTGAGTACGTTGCAAAAGGTTTTCAAAATACGGACGAGCGTATTCTGGCAGATTGGTCTGCGTTACCGTTTGGCTGCTTGGCTGTGAAGGTCCGCTACCTTTACCCATTTTCCACTCCTAAAGGAAGTTCGTAAGTCTGCCATAGCGGTTTGTAGCCATCAGACTTGAATACTTTGCTCCACCCTACTCTTCCAGTGGATTCTATTCCGTCGCAATCGTTGTCTTTCGACCAGCGTTGCAGTAATTCTAGCATTTGTGTTTGCCAGCTAGTAACTTCAATCCCACCGCAAAACTGCATGCAAAGCATGCGCTTACGAGGATAATCGATAAAACTTGTAACAACTGCACCCTTTATACCTTCTTCAGTAAATGCAATCCACAAGGTGTAGTCGTAATCGGTAATCAGATCCAATATATCGTCTACATCGTAGCGACCGTACGTATAGTCAGCCGCCCCTTGCATATACTCTTTAATGTCCGGCCAAACCTCTTTGACGTATTCAGCCGGTACAGCAGATACCTGCATTAAGCCATCCGAGCAATTAGTTTATCTAATCCGGTAGCCTGCCCGCGTCCTTTGTTCTTACGTGACTTGTGCGCTTCTGCCATAAGTTTGTAAAGCATCTTCTCACCTTTCTTGAGGTTGCCCCCACCAAGGCGCTTCACATCCTCTTTGGACAAGTAGTTCTCGTCCTTAGCAATACGCGCTTCCTGCACGCCACCGATATTCGCTTTTATTGAATCACTTGTGCCGTCACCCGGCCCTTTGATTGGCTCCCCGCCAAGGCGGCTAAGCTGCATATGGCCCGCATCTGAGCTACCGTTGCCGATCTCAGAGACAGTGTGGGCATCAATTACAAACCCGCCGTCGTCCATTGTCATGCCGCCAGCACGGAAATACGCTTCATTTCGGTCGATACTGCCGGTATAAGAACCAGCTCCACTCATAGTTTCGTACCCACCGCCGTCAGGAGTCTCATTACCCTGCCAGTTACCGCCTTCACTAGGGGTAGCACCCTGCGCTACTTGAGCAGCAGCTAGTGCCCGCTCCATTTGTGCTGCCCTAATTTGGTCAACAATATTTGTACGCGCCTCTTGTGGTAATGGGTTGTTCACACGGTTAATTGGTGTGCCCGGCCCCATGTAATCCCCACCATCGCCACCTGACATAGCGGGAGCTTGAATTAAAGTGTTTTCTCTCGCCGCTTCCGCTTGGATCTCTGGTACTTGCGTGGCCATTGGTTGGAAACCATACACAAACTCAGCATCTTGCCCCGCAACGTACCCTTCCGGAGGAGCCGATGCTTCTGCCGCACCGCCTTCTGCATATCCTGCTGCTCTTAAAGCCGGACCAAATGTTGGATGCTTAGCCATATTTCGACGGAATAATTCTTCATGCTGAGCGCCAGTTAACCTAGTAGCCGCAAACCCTGTACCCGGCCCAATCTCAATGCTGCCTAAACCTTGCCCTACTGGTTGCGTAGATGGCATGTTGTTAGCCATAGGTCGGAAGCCATAATCAAACTCAGCATCGCGCCCCGCTACATAACCCGTTGGCGCTGTGTTAATAGGCGCCGCAGGGGTGGGAGCAGGTGTTTGAGTAAATTGAGGTTTAGCTACGCCACCTCCAGCAAAACTATATAAGTCTGGGTTCTGCTGGTAGTCCCGCATACGCTCTGGGTCGGTTGCCATTTCTACTGGGATACCCGCAAAGCGAGGAGCTTCTGAGCCATAATTGTATATAGGCTGAGTTGTTGGCGTGCTGTCCCCAATAGGCTCAAAACCGGGAGCGGGGTTTACAACGTCAAAATACTGGAACTCAGAAGAATCAGCAGGATCACGATCTGGTCCGGGGTACCGCACCCTACGCTCTGTAGGCTTATACGGTCCATCGTAGTTGTATTCTGGTTGAGCTACTTCAGGTATTGGAACTGGCTCAGATAATGGAGCCGCTAGAGCGCCGGTGGCTTTGGCTGTTAGTCCTCCAGCTCCACCTACACCCGCCATAAAACCAGATCTAGCGGCGGACCCAGCCGCTCCAGAACTAAATATATTAGAGGCACCTTGTCCAACTTGGGCTACGTTTTGAGAAAACGAGGACGCGGGGCCAGCATAATTAGCTAAACCTTGCCCAGTTTGAGCTGCTGCTCCAGCTCCCGCCGCTTGCAAACCGCTAGTCAAACCTGCGCCACCGTACGCACCAAGGCCAGCCATTAGACCTTTGCCAATATCACCAGTACGTGCAGCTTCAAGGCCGCCCACCATAAGTCCAGCGCCTATAGCGTTGACGCCGGGGATCAACATCAACCCAGCACCAATCAGAGTGGGTAGTAAGGACTTGAGGAATCCAGCTTCAGGGAGACCTGTTTCTGGGTTGACTGTAAGACTGCCGCCATACGCCATCGCCAACTGCTGTAATCCTTTGACCTCATCTGGGGTCATGTGGATCAGCATTGTGTCTTCGCCACGCCCTTGCTGTCGGACGGCTTCTGCTGCAGTTTGAAGGCTCATATTGACATTATCCTTAATTACGGCGGTGTTGCAATGGTAAACCCACGTGTGCTAGAGACGAAGTTTACCGCCATTACGGCTGATGCAATACCCGGATAGGGCGAAGACGCTGCCGTAGAGTCAAATTTTAAGTCTGTACTATCGGAAGCGTAGCGAATTTTGATATAGCTACCAGCAGCTAAGTCGATGTTAAAGTTCCAGTTTACTTCTTCGTACGCGCTGTTATCGTTGACCGTATAACCATGTGCTGAAAACCCAATATCTGTACCGTCGCGGTTAATCCATATCTGCATTGTCTTTGCACTGGAGCTTGCGCTAAACAACTGAGCGGACAACTGGAAGTTGTAAATGCCCGTACGAGTCGCATAAATTTCTTTGTTGCTGGTTAGCGTCAGCTCGTTCTCGTAGTACACATTGTTGTACGTGAGATCATAAGCAGTGTCTATTACAGCGACAGTCTGATCCTGAGTGCTGAAATACAACGCTGATGGGATAGTCAACTCATCGCCACGCCCCTTAAAATACTCAGCTTGCAACGGGGTCTGCGAGTCTAGCTGACTAAAATAAAGCTCAATAGCACGGATCAACTGCGTCTGCTGCAAGTTGTCGTACTGCGCCGTGGGGTTAGGTAACGGCGGTGCTCTAAATTTCTCCATCGCCATTAGCGTCTACCATCCGATCTGCCGTCCAAACGTGGGGAACCAAGCCGCCACATAACACCAGTCGCATCTGACTGCACCTTCAACGCCATCTGACGAGCACGTGCGCGGATAAACACTTGGTTTGTATACACATCGACAGCGGACTCAACAACATTCTTAGTGTCGGTATCGCCGCTGTTCTGGTATCCACTACCGGGGAAGTTACGGGGTTTAACCTGCAAACTAGCTGAAGGTGCAGCCGCAGTGGAGTCCGTAAACTTAATGTCAGGAATAATCCGACGAGTGAGCATAAATGCTTCGCCGTCCTGCAAGTCAAAATCACTAGACTCAATGTACGCGGTCATTGCTGATCCATCGTCGTCCAACCCAATCTCGTGGTCGTATATGTTACCTGAAGTATCATCTGCTCCAGTTAACGCCGCTTGTGGGTGGTCACGCAATGGGGTATCTAGCCACGCGGTGCGCTCAAGGGAACCGTAGTACCAGACCTTCTCTTGGTAGTTAAACACCACATACCGGTCGTTCCAGTTATTGCCGCCGCTGACGCTAGGGTAGAACCACCAAACCTCGTTCCACTGCTCATTTGTACCGCAGATGATCTGGTCAGATTGGTCAGTGTCAATATCATTGAACACGAAGTCGCGCACTGTACAGGCCAAAGTTTCGACCCGACCTGTATACACATAGAACTTGTCTTTACCCATCCAGAAAACTACGTCGTTTGTAGCGACGAGCGAACGAGGCGACATAACAGAGATATTGTCAGCGTATTCCTGCAAACCAAATACATCGGTAGTGCCAAGGAACTGTAAGGTAAATAAGTTAGTATCGGTGAAGACTAAGATTTCCTGACGAGTTGGTAACGCTCGCACAATACGCGAACCGCGAGATACACGAATAAACCCTGCGCTGTTAGTTACAAGCGGTTCCCACTGACTAGGCTCGTCTTGGCTAGCCCAACGAATCAACAATGGATCAAAGTCCGCTTCATCAGTAGAGCCATAAGGTACGGCACCGAACGCCAATAAGTGCCGGTCGTTCTGAGACACAAGTAACTGCATGACTTTTACTGGTACGTCGTTAGGATCGTTACCCTCGGCAGTTGCCAGCGCCTGTAGTGTGATAGCCCGAGTAGCAAGAGAAGTATCTGGAGCAATAGTAGACCCACGTTGCCAGTAGTAAGGGGCACCGTTGCGGATGTTCATCACAAGGTCGTTATCAAAGTTACCAAACCACCAGTCACGTTGTGGCAGATCCACTGGCGCAGTAGAACCAAGCCCCCAGACCCCCCGGCCCCATGTACCTGTACCCCAGCCATAACCAAGAGTGGTAGCACGGTTGCCGGGTTCGATTTGGAACTCAGCTTCTATGCTTGTACCGCCGCCACCACTCACATCAGATGTAGCTGCTGTAGTAACAGTAATAACGAAGCTATTAGCATCGATGAGCTGAACCACATGCTCTGCATTGATCTCATCAGCAGGAATACCACCAATAGCAGTAGAACCGGAAAAAGTGACGTAGTCTCCATCGTTAGCACCGTGCCCTGTGATGTTTACAGTGACATCAGCGGACGTATTAGTAGTATCAAAACAGTTATCTGTATCAGTCGAGGAGAAAGTCGCACGGAGTGGGGTGATGTCGTAATACTCACCACCGGCCTCGATATAGACTTTGTTGTTCGTGCCTAACGCAAGGAAATTATCAGCAAAGGTAGTAACCCAGTTAAGCATCTGCCGACAGACGCCAAGAAACGCTGTCGGGGTGTATTTCTGCCAGCCACCAATCTTCTGTGGGAACCCAGCTCGGAACCGCACTTTATCGCAGTCCCACCAACCACCCTCGTTAGTGTAGTTGGTTTGGTCCCGGTTAATCCCCGGCTTGAACTGCAGTTTGATTAGTGGCATGGCCCACTCCTTACGCGACGTTACGCATCCGCGTTACAAGACGATCTGCGCGGTTAGTAACCTGACGGTACCACTTAGAGTCAACCATTTCATCAGCAGCAGCGTTCCAGTCACGAGCATCTACGCCGCGCTTCATTCCTTTGAACTGGCTCAAACGAGGTCGGCCCATATTAAACATCATGTTTGCGATGATTAACTGCACTTCTTCAGGCAGGTCATCCCAGTCGTCATAGAGCTTCTTGCACTCGCCAATGGTTACTTCGACATCTTTCTCAAACACCTCGATTACACGAGCTTCTTCGATGGGCGTGCCAACTTCTTGGCCGTGTTCAGGATCATCTTCTGTCACCAAGTGGCCGATGCCAAACGTAGGAAGACCTAGGTGGTCCAAATAAATCTCGTACTTGCAGCCTTCGTCGTACTCAAGCTCCATGCGTAGCTGATCGATATTCATCATGATTTACCCTTCTTCATAGCCATGAGTTTATCTGCGCCCTTAACGCCAAATGACGCGCTGACCGCAATAAATAATAGATACTGGTACCATTCCGGTAAAGAATTGAGCGCACTAAACGCCTCATCCATACGAGTAATAATAGCTTGATCGTCCATTGCCACGCTGTACGCCACAGCAATAAGGGGTGCGCTAAGGATCAAACTGAACCATTCATCCTTCCAAGACGACTTCGTAGCGTCAGCCATAGATGCTTCCCAGTTAGCATCGTTGTTTATCTTGTTGATCTTGGCTTGCTGAATTGCTTTTTTCTCTTCAGCCTTCCCTTTAATAAAGTCTTTGCCTAGCTCAAGGGCTGGACCTAGTAACATATTAAGCATGGCTATTCACCTTTCTTCTTACCTGAGAGAGCTGACGCACCGAAGAAGGCGCTTACTAATACGGCAATAGACGCAAAGTAAGTCGGAGCGATGTCAGCAATTAGTTGTGCGGCAGTACCCATAGCGAAGGCATCAGCAAGAAAAATCCCAAATGGATACAGTAGAAGACCAATAAGAGCAAACCAAGCCATCTTACGGATCGAATCACGCTGGGCGTCCTCGTCTTCCATCTTGCGGCGCATGTCTTCCAACATGATTCTGCGTTCTTGTTCATCCAGCACCCCATCGCCGTTGAGGTCGTACTTTTGCATTTCTTCCGTCATATCCATATCTCCACGGTGTAGTTCTGGTTCATAACCACGTGGCCACGTTGGTCGTAAGTAATTGATTCTACTTTCAATTCTCTCGATGGCTGCGGCGAGCCGTCTTTGCCCACTTCCCGGGCTGAAATCTGCGTCTCTGTTACGGGATAGGTCACGTTTGAGAGCAGATATACGGGACTGAAGGCTGAGACGAACGCGCTCATTCACTAAGTACCTTTAAGACTAATAAGCCACAGTAGTAAGGCCACGGCCCCGCCCACAACACCGAGCACAGCAATGCCAATAGCCACATACAAAAATCCATTCTGTATGGCTTTTTTTCTAGCCAACTTTTTAGCTTCTTCACGCTTCCGCTCATTCTCCCGCATCTGTTTGCGGTTAGCTATGAAAGTGCAGTAGTCATCCCAAAGGCCGGGGCGTCCCGCGTAGATAAATTGACGTTTGACTTCAGCTTCATGTCTCTTGATGTCTTCGAGACACCAAAACGCCTCCATGTCACCTTCGGCGGCTGACTTCTGGAGTTCTTCCTTTGCATCAGCCAGTTTGGTTAGATCCTTACCCATCTCGCCAACAGAATTGACATGACCGGCAAACTCTTTGATAGCACCAATCGCTTCATTGGCTATCTTGATGGCGGCAATGGCTTCAAAGATCATCTCACTGCCCTAAAGTCTTGCCCCCTGCTGGGCGGCTTGTAGCCCAAACAGAAACTGAGGTTTTTAAGTTGAGCGGCTCGCCGCAGTTGAAACAGGTATCGTTCGCCTGCTCCTGCTCATCGACTTCCTCACCACAGTTTTTGCAAGTAGTGACGGCCTCAGTTTTAACAACGGTTGTACCGTCATCCAATTTATGTGCTTCTGTAATAGGCATAGCCGCCTCCTAGAGTTATCGAAAGATCACAAACGAAATATCGTTTGCATCTACATAGTTTTCACTTTCTTCCCGCATACAATGTATAACCACAGACCCGGTATTACGAGTTGTAGCATAGGCTTGGTACTCGCGCCCCTCTCCATTCTCAACCCCATTAACACGCGCTATAAATGCGTAATCTGTATCGGGCATAGCTGTAGTAAACGTAACCGTGTACTGTCCAGCAGTGGTTCTAGAAATACTAGCTATGTTTCCGGAAGAGTTAATGGCTGCATCTTCAGTACCGTCGAACCTAGCCCACGCACGAGCGGCGAATATGGGGGCGGAACCAGTGACACTAAAAAGAGCGTTAACGTTTGAGTCAGAATAGGTATTGTTTGCCCCGTAAGAAAACGAACCATCTCCATCTGACAACACTACCTGCCCTGCGGTTCCATTGCCGCTTATATTAAGTGCAGCGGCCCCAACCTCATTGTCCCCAATCTTAGCAGCGGTAATCGCGTCATCTTCAATCTTGGCCGTAGTAACTGCGCCGTCTACAAGTTGTGTAGTATCTACGTGCTCCGTAGCTATTTCCTGTGCGACATACGCTGTAGTAGCTATCTTAGTTGTATTATCGCCAGTAGACTGGGTAGTCGCCGTAGTATTTGCGCCTAACGCGCCATCGTTGATTGTGGGCGCAGTTAAAGTCTTATTAGTCAGCGTCTGGGTCGCGCTAAGCGTGGCTACATTACTACCGCCTACTGAAAGAGCTGTAAGAGACGTAACTACGTCTACTACGTTAGACCCAGTAGAATACACCCAAGTGCTTGTGCCAGCCGGGACGGACACATTTGAGCCTGTAGAGTTTTTAACCTCGATAGCATCGGCGCACGCATTATTAACAATGTAGACTTTTTCCACATCGGGCACGGTAAGCGTGCGTGTAGAGCCACCAGTGGTACCAGTTAAGTTAAGCCGGATATGGCGAGCCGCTTGGGTTGCATTAGAGTTGCTCAGCGAAATTGTCTCGTTGCCGCTAGAAAACGTAACATCGGCAGACCCAACAATAGCCTCTTCCAAGGCGGTGCCAAGGTTTGTGTTTGTTACAGTTCCCCACGTAGTGCTGTTTTCACCAGTGGTCATCAACTGCAGTTTTAAATTACTTGAGTATGTAGAAGCCATAGTTAATCCTCGGTGTACTCCACCCATTGTAGCGTTGTTTCGTCCCAATTATAGACTTTGCCGTCATTTGGGTACGGCACTGGAGACTCCCAATCCAAAGTTACAGTATTAAAAACCCACGATAAAAACGGTTGGGGGTCTATAAAAGCGTCTTTTGTTTGGTCGTATACACCACCAACAGCAGCATATCTTTTCCGGAAATTCCCGTTATAGCTAGTCTGTTTCCAGTTTGTATACCCGCCAGACCACTCAGTAAGAAACGCTATACCCACTTCTTCAGACTCATTACCGTTCTCGTCGAGAATATCTTCGTTATTCACAACATTCACTTCAAGAACTTGGTTATTAGCATCTAATTTTGCAAAATGAGCCATTTATTTAACCTCAATTTTGGAATTTGTATCTGGCGATAACAACGCCTGATCCACCGTTACCGCCTCGGGTATTGTTAATACCTCCGCCGCCACCGCCGCCGCCAAAATTAGCTGGAGCATCGTCACCATCAACAACTTCTTCGCCAGCATTAGTGGAGCCATCTGCACCGCCACCAAGACCGCCAGTTCCGCCGGTATTTCGATAGCCTGCACCGCCACCGCCTCCGGCATAATATGTGCCGTTTAACCAAGTAGAGCCATCGCCGCCATCGCCGCCAGTGCCGCCGTTTCCTCCAACGCCATTGAATCCGGTTTGGCCTTTTCCGCCACCACCGCCTCGGTTAGTTCCGCCTGAGTTACCTTGACCGGAAGTCCCTGCTCCGCCAGTTCCATCGTTAGAACCGCCGCCACCGCCAGAGCCTCCAACATTTCCGGCTGTGCCGTTTACTCGACCACCACCGCCACCACCTGTGGGGCTAACCCCAAACCCAGATGAGCTTGAACCGTCGTTACCGTTTGCCCGGGTTCTTACTCCTGCCGCGCCCGCGCCAATAGTAATAGAATATCCTTGTACGGACACAGAATACCCAGTGGAGGTAAGCATGCCACCTGCACCGCCACCGCCACCCAAATCAGCACCGCCAGCCCCACCGCCAGCAACGACAATATAGTCAATTGTGTTTGACCCTGCGGCATTACCCGCATTAGTTACAGTAAAGGTGCCGTTGCCCGTAAACGTGTGGTATTTGTAATCCCCAACAGTAGTAATAGTACCGCCTGTGGCGGCAACATATTCGGCAGCGGAGGTACCGTAGAAGTCAGAAATAGTAATCTCGCCAGACGCAGGTATTCCTGCAGCGGCATCATAATACTCAGAAAGCGCGATAGGATTAGATCCACCAAACTCAGTCTGGATGTCACTAAGGGAGAGCTGTCCCGAACCCGGAAGTGCCATTATTTATCCTCCACCCAAGTACCAGCCGTATCATCCCAGTAATATCTTTTATCCTCAGCGGGATAAGGAATTGGGGCTTCCCACAATAAAGTGTCTTTATTAAACACCCATGACAAATATGGTCTAGGGGGGATAAAAGCATCGTAGTGCTTGTCATACTTGTACCCTACCCCAGCAAATCTTTTCCTGAAATTACCGTTATAGCTGGTCTGCACCCAGTCAGTGGCCTCTCCAAATAGAGACTTACAAAACTCAATGCCCACTGCTTCGGATTCAACTCCGTTGTCGTCCAATATGTCTTCGTTAGCAACTACTACTACGTTCAGCACGATACCAGAGTTATTTATTTGCGCGAAATGAGCCATCTAATACCTCAATTCTGAAACTTGTAGCGGATGATGACAACGCCAGAACCGCCGGGACCACCGGGAATAGTTGCGCCACCTCCCGGTGCTCCGCCGCCGCCACCGCCAGTATTAGCTGTACCACCAGTTCCTGCAGTAATTGGGTAGCGGTATCCACCAACGCCACCACCTTCTGATGCAGGGCCATACCCACTACCGTCTGAACCGCCACCGCCACCACCTGCACGGCCTACAGAACTACCAGTAATTGATGAATAAGACCCATCACCACCTTCACCGCCTGTTCCGCCATCGTTAGCATTACCCGCGCCACCCGCGCCACCACCGCCACCGCCTCGTGGTGTACCAGATGTAGTACCACTAGCTCCAGCATTACCTTGCCCCGCTGTACCCGCCGCACCGGAACCATTATAGGAGCCGCCGCCTCCAGAGCCACCTACACGGCCAGAAGGGTTAGAAGAACCGCCTGCGCCTCCGCCACCGCCGCCAGTAGAAGTAACACCAAAAACACTAGAATCAACGCCGTTAGAGCCCCAGTCGCCACCTGAACCACCGGGTCCACCAGCGCCACCACCACCCACAGTAACGGTATAACCCGTAACACTTACTGTAACGCCTGAAGCTGTTCGATAGCCTCCTGCGCCACCGCCGCCAGAAGCGAACCGGCCACCGCCACCGCCGCCCCCCGCGATGATTAAGTATTCAAGGACATTGTTACCCGCAGCATTACCAGCATTGGACACAGTAAAAGTGCCAGAAGAAGTGAAAGTATGTACTTTAAAATCACCGTCAGTAGTAATAGAGCCGCCTGTGGCAGCGATATACTGAGCGTTGGAGGTGCCATAAAAGTCAGCAATAGAAATCTCACCGGAAGACGGAACCCCAGCGGCAGCGGAATAATACTCAGATAGTCCAATGGGGTTTGACCCACCGAACTCAGTCTGGATGTCGCTTAGCGATAATTGGCCCGAACCCGGAAGTGCCATTTACTTGCCCTCAAGTGCTTCGACCCGAGCAGAAAGCTCCTTAACCGCTTCGATCAAAAGACCGTGGAGCGCATCGTAGTTGACAACTTTGTATTCTTGGCCATCGTCTGTCTTGAGTGGCAACAGCTTCTCTGTAACTGCTTCAGGTAGAACCTTCTCTACTTCTTGGGCAATCACACCCGCGGAAACTTTGCCGTCCGCCTTGTACTCAAAGGTATAGCCGTTGAGTTGGCTTACTTTTGCAACAGCGTTCTCGATGCCGACAATGTTTGTCTTGAGGCGTTCGTCAGAAATTGTTGTTGAGTAGGCGATAACGTCACCGTCAGCGTGGAAGTCGCCATCCGCCTCTAAGCGAGCTTCTTCGCCACCGTTCACAAAGAAAGATGTGTGGGAGTTGTTCGTCCAACCGATGTAATCACCAGAATCCAAACCAATGTGAGTAATTCCATCACGAAGGTCAGGCTCTACCGAGAAAGTTGTACCAGTTAGATCAAGGCCGCTACCCGCTGAGTAGGTTGTATCGGTATCAGTAGGTACAGCCCAAGTAAAGCTACCGTCGCCATCGGAGCGTAAGAATTGAGAGGTTGTCCCGTTCCCTGTGACGTTAAGCTCATCCGCGCCAACAGCATTTGATGCTATTTCGTTAGCGGCAACGGAATCCGTAGCTAAAGATGTAGAGAACGACAAGTTACCAGAGCCGTCAAAAGACCCAGAGGTACCAGTTACATCGCCAGTTAAGCTGATGGTACGCCCCGTCGCCCATGCGGAGGCGGTAGAAGCGTTACCAGATAAAGCTGCGGTGATAGTTCCTGCGGAGAAATTACCTGACGCATCACGGGCCACAATTGTAGAAGCACCGTTAGCCGAGGCTGCTGTTGTACGTGCGTTTGCTAACGTACCCGCCGAGACGTTTGAAGCATTTAACGAGGTAAGGGAAGCACCTGAACCGCTAAACGTAACACCTGTAATAGCGTTACCGGCAAAATTACCTGTTGCATCGCGGGCCACAATTGTAGAGGCGCCGTTAGCCGAGGCTGCTGTTGTACGTGCGTTAGCGAGTGTACCTGCTGATACGTTGGACGCGTTCAAGGAAGTAAGGGAAGCACCTGAACCACTGAAAGAAACGCCCGTGATTGCATTACCAGCAAAGTCACCAGAAGCATCACGTTGTACAACGGTAGATGCGCCGTTGGCAGATGAAGCGTCTAGGCGAGCGGTTGCTAACGTACCCGCGGAAACGTTTGAGGCGTTTAACCCAGTGAGGCTTCCCCCCGGTCCGCTGAATCCTGTAGTAGCTGTAATAGTGCTACCCGCAAAATCCCCAGAAGCATCCCGAGATACAATAGTAGACGCACCGTTGGCTGAAGACGCCGTTGTACGTGCGTTGGCTAGAGTGCCCGCAGAGATGTTTGAAGCGTTCAGAGATGTGATATTTGCACCAGAGAACGTAGCTGTTGTTGAGCCTGTACCACCTTGAGCTACAGCCAGAGGACTACCAAGTGTTAACGACGAGAGGTGAGTCACCGCATCCACACAGTCAGTACCATTGTTGTAGACAAACATCGTCTTACCGGCTGGGACAGCGACACCAGTTTGGCCAGTGACCTTAATGGTGATTGCATCCGCACAACCGTTGTTTACGATGTAGACCTTCTCAACAGCGGGTACTACTAAATCTTGCGCCCCACCAGAGGTACCAGTCAGATTCAACCGCATATGGCGATATTGTTGGGTAGTGTTATCGTCAGCCGCGCTCAGCGTAACTGTGCCACTAGCGAAAGTAACATCAACAGTACCACCGAGAGCTTCCTCAAGGGCTGTACCCAAGTTAACGTTCGTTACACTACCCCATGTACCAGCGTTTTCGCCGGTCGCCATAAGCTGTAGCTTTAAATTATCACTATATGAACTGGCCATTTCTCACCTCATGCCGCATTAGTATCAACCTCAACCCAATTCGGGGTTTGAGAAGTGTTAATTCCGCCCCACACAAGTGGGCTATCAATCGTTGCTGTTGCAGAAACGCCGGTCACAACGGCCTGATTATCAATACTCACAGTAGCAGTGCCTTCCGCACCAGTAGCTTCTACCCCAGTAACATCAACATCTGCACCGGCTCGTGGCGTTTCATTGCCAAGCGCCATAATACCAGTTACGCCAGTAACCGAGAAGTTGGCGGTACCAGTAATAGTAGGATCTCCAACATCCGCCGTAGCGGTCACACTGGTAAGCGATACAAGTGCATCACCCGTAATCTCGGTTACCGTACCTTCTTCGCCCGTAGCTTCCACACCGGTCTGTGTAGTATTAGCCGCTGCTCTAGCAGTAACAGAGCCAACGTCATTAGCGGCACTAACCCCTGTTACATTTAAGTTTTGCTGAATCTGTACTACAGACCCCGCGTCAACGGTCCCGGTGCCTAAAACACCAGTTACACTAACGTTAGCGTCACCTTGTGGTGCTTCTTCATCACCGAGTAGGCCAGAAGCCTCAACCCCCGGTACGAAGACATCAACGTCAAGGTTTGCACCACCCCAACCAAGTTGAGACTGGTTCCACTCCCCGATACCCCATTCAGCGTTGGTATCAGGGTCTTCAATACCCACTAAGCCTTCCGCAGATACGCCTGTGGTTATGACGATCTTTACGGTCTTGGGGGTTTCCTCGCCTAGTTCACCTAAGCCAGAAACGCCAGTCACGTTGACGTTGACAGAAATTAACCCACCAAATCCGTCTTCGCTCCAGCCTTGTTCCCCCCAACCCGTAATGGCCATTACTTATGCCTTACGCGATACGAATGATTGCGTTAGAAGCATCGGCTGCTGGGAAGATGATTGTGAAGTCACCATCTGTCGCGGTTTTATCCGCACCGAAGTCCAGAACCGCTACTGCAGCATTGGTCAAAGCTGTGTTAGCCGTACCATTTGCCGAAGGCGTAGTGTTGTAAATCAACGCGCCGCGAGCAGTAATGGAGACGTTGCTGAAAGTTAGGTCGTCAAAATCAGCGAAGCCTGTACCCGCAGAAGCGTTAGTGTTGGTAGCTGTAACACCGCCGTTAGTTAACGCCGCACCGCCAGCAGAGTAGTTTGTACCTGTGGCTTCGTTAGTAGCTGTGTATGCTGTCGTATTTGCATCAATCGAAGCAGATGACGTATACAGCGCCAGTTTAAAAGTATCACCGCTTGCATCGCGGAAATCGTGACATCCAAGCAAAAGCTCTGCTTTGAAGGATGTACACATCGTTTGAGTAATGGCCATGATGGTCTCCTTTAACTATCTATGAGTTTCACTAATTCGGGGTGTCCGGCATCTTTGAACTTATTCGCCAAAGTTACCTGATTCGCCCGAACAGCTTCTTTCATATAGAACACCAGAACTTGCCGGATGTTCTCCTTAAAAGCCTCTGCTTGATCTCGTATTGCAGGGTGTGTAGTCCCTCCAACACTAATGATCCGTTCGAGAGCACGTTCGGCTAACTCCTCTGGAGTAGCACCTCTATGCTGCGTCGCTTCAACTCGAAAGCCTCCGCCAAGCAGCAAATTTATATCAACTATGTTGTTCATCGTACTGGGTACCTAGCTTGTCCTGATCTGTACATATCTTGACGATTCTTACCCTCCCCAAGGAGTTTCAGTTGCGCCATAGCCTCATCGTACCGCTTTTGGTAGTTGGCTTGTACATCTTGCTCGCCTTTCATAAACGTATACGCCTCAAGCAAGGTGCCGTACAACAGAACAGAATCGAAGTTATCACCCAACCAAGATGTAGCTGAATCCACGATTGAGTTTGGATAATAGAAATAGTGTAGTTCTACGGTGTAGTCGGCGTCAGGCGTAGGACCAACGATATAAGACTGATCGTCAAACATAGCATAATGGGTCGGTGTGCCCGTGCTGTTTGGATCTGGGAACGCCTCACGAATGAAGTTAACGTCTTTATTCAACAAGTAGCCGTAGGAGCCGTCCGTGTTAACAACCGCTAACGAGAAGTTAGCTAGCCAATCTGAAGGCACTGTAAGGTATTCGTTATCGCTAGTCAGCGACCCCGTCACGTTCTTACGAAGTTCCAACAATTGAACGGTGTTAAAAACGCGCTGTTCAGCCTGTCTAATAAACGTGTCAATCTGTTCCTTAGCTAAGAAATCAGTAGCGTTACTAGACGTATCAATAACAACCGTATCGGGGAAATCATTCTCCGCATACGCCTGAACTGTTTTGAACAACGTAGCGTAATTCATTAGTTAGACTTTCCGCTGAAACCTGTGCCTTTCGTTGCCGCACCAGCACCGCGCATCTTCTTGGTCTGGGTATTGGGCACGTTGTTTGGGTAGCCATCAACATTCGGCACTGGTACCGACTGTGGTTGGTTTGGCATAGCTTTTACTTTCATCGCTTTCTCCTACGAAGTCGTTACGGTCACTGTGCCGACTTCAGCGTCAGCTTTAAGGTTATCTGGTAACCCACTAATTTTCAAAGGATTATATAACCCTACAGGGTTCCACCCCCACTGTATATCACGAGACTGCTCATATGAGCTATCCGGTCTCGGGTTCCGTAGCGCCTGTGGGTCTGTAATCGTATACATGCCCAACTGTAGCTGCGGCTGATCTGGTTCCCAACACGTGGGGCAGACCATAATATTTACTTGTTCTGTCTTGATCGTCAGCGGTTTCAACTGCTTCAACTTGTACTGAAACCCACACCGATCACATACGGCTATCGCTCTTTTGCCGGAGGCAAACTTTACAGCCATAGCTACTCCTTAATAGAAGAACTCACGCGGTGCCAAACGCAGCGAAGACTTATCTCGATCTTCGGAGGACGCTAGGTTCCACTGTTCTTCATATGATGCTTTCAGCATCTCAATACGGTTCATCGCCTCTGGAATCTTCAGGGACAGGTAATATGCTAGTCCGGCCACCAAACAAGGCAGCATACGGAATGGAATATCTTGTGTGTTCACACCGTTACCCGCATCTTGGATACGGCGCATACGCCAGTACGCAAAGGTGTACGTTTCGTTGTTCGGAGTAGGCCATACGTTAATCTGTGGCACATCCGCTTGACGGTCAATCCACACTTGAATCGGACGCCCCTGAACATTTTTGTTAGGAATACTGGCGTAAGTGGCCACACTAATACGGGTGATGCTGATATCCGATTGAGTAGAACCACTACCGGTACGAACCACGTGGTCGAGCAGGTCAATAGTGTCAGCAGGGAGATCGTACGTGCCTGTGCCTTGGGTCAGAGCTACGGAGCCTTCCTCAATAGTCCACAGGTTAATACCACGGTTAGCCCACTCGATAGTCAGGAGGTTGAGGCTACGCCGCGCTGTACGCATATCATAACCAGAACGAAGCTCCACACCACAACGCTCAAAGGCTTCCTCAACCAAGTTGTTAAGGTCTAAATCAAATGTTGCGGTTCCCGATGTTGCCATCACTTCTTCCTTTTAGCTGGGGCCACTCGACGTGGCTTACCTGCTGGTTGTCCTAGACGCTTTTTCTGCGCTATACGTTTCTTCTTCTCCGCTGCCGTCATTTCCCCAGACGTTTTTGGAGTTTTGCTAGAAACTCTTTTGCTTGGTCTACAATACGGCGTACCGCGCTTTTCACCTTCTTTACGTCCACATGCTTTCCCAGTACGAACATCTTTCCAGTCCTCTTTGAACCAACGTTTGAGGGCGGCGCCCTTTTTACTTTTTCTTACCGCCACTCTTATTGCCCCAGTTCTTAGCCCCGACTTTTCGACACTTAGCAATGGCACCGCTTGCATAAGCACTTGGAAATACCCTATAGCGGGCCTTCACCTTGCTATAACAAGCGTCCTTTGTAGAGCCCCCCGCCTTATAATAACGTCTCATCGTCGAGCCCCTTACGCAAAATCCGTCGTTTCTGTATCAACCGGTCGTAATCTTCCGGTGAATACCCAGCATAGTACCCCAATTTCTCTAGGGCAACGGCAGCGGAGTCCAAATCTGACAATGGTTGAACAAACACAATGGTTTTATCTTTCTGGTAGGACAACAACCAAATGTCCATCCCCACAAAAACAAACCAGTTGTTCAACGCATCACAGCGTGCCTCCAGCTCCTCATACCCCTGCTGTGGGTCGTCCTGCACGCACATAACAACTTTATACGTGCCAAAACTTTTAACTTCTTGGTGAACCGTGTCCCATAGGGCGTTCGTGTTCACAACTTTTACTAGTCCGCTATCCCAAGCCTTTTTCGCAAAAGGACAAAGAGGGACTCCCGTTTTTCCATCGGGAACTGATAACTCAGCAATCCACTCTTTTACCCACTGCATTACTTGATTGGGCCTCCAAAAAGCCACGCCCTACAAGTCCGATCCGCCGCGCATTTAAACGCAAACAGTTGGCAATAACCCAAGTCAGCGGCTTCAAGCGTTCTGGACCGATTTTCGCCCATATCTTTCGCGCCTTGCGGCGCATAGTCATCATCAAGCCCCAACCCGTTTTCAATGCACGCCAGCATTTTGGGGGTCTGAATAAACGCCGCACAGTTCGCACAACGGGAAGACTTAGCCTCTTCTTCCGAAATGTCCCATAAATCAGCGATACCCTTCCAAAACTTTTTGTTAGGCTCGCCCGGATTCATGGGTCCGTAACCTCGCTCTTTAACAGCGATGTCGCGGTTTTTCGTATTAAGGGCTACGTCAGTTGTAGCAATAGGGCAGGAGTCGCCATCCTTGTAGTTTTTTACAAGTGCTTCCCCTACCGCTTTATTACCACGTTCCGCCACGGTGCTAGGTTACCCTACCGCGAGTCTTACCCTTCATAGCGCAACCATCGATGCCGCTTGATCCGCCGCGACCCATTTTCTTAACGGTAGACGCACCACCACGAGCCATCTTAGTCTTAGCCATACCGCCGCGAGCCATCTTAGTCTTACCGCCGCGAGCCATTTTCTTCTCTTCGGTTTTGCCACCGCGAGACATCATCTTGGTTTTGCCACCACGGGCCATTTTGCCCTCACCATCCGCAGCAAAAGCAGGTACCATCTTGCCGTCTTTCATTACCATCGGCATTTTGTTGCTGCCGCCTGCTTTCATTTTGGTCATAGGCATTTTACCGCCACGAGCCATCTTTGTTTGCTTTTTCATACAAAACGTCCTTTTGTCTTACCACGTTGAGCGATACCGTCACCACGGTTCTTCTTAACTTTGCCACCTTTCTTCATACCGGCAGCTTTACCCGCTGCGCCCTGCTTCATAGCTTTACGAAGTAAGGAGTCGTTTTCCTTGTCATCTTTTTTGGCAAGGTTGTACATGGGCGAGAAGTTCTGAGCGAAGCTCTTGATCCCACCACTAGCCGCCGCTAAAGGGCTGACTGCTTTCAATAATTTACTCGCCATTACATAAACCTCTCTGCTACAGCAACACCTACGATAAGTACGGCTAAGCCCCACATCCGTAGATCTAATTTCTCAAGAAACGCCTTTTGATCGGCCAGCTTCTCTTCTATACGTTCGTACCTAGAACTACATTCTTCTTCATGCCCAGCTAACAGCAGTAATACATCCTTTGCCTGCAGTTCCCGGTCTTCCATCGACACTGTAACTTCGCTGAGTTTTTGTATCTTGCTCGCCATTAGCAGTTCCACTTACGTAAACTTTTGTTAATGCGGCTATTCGGATCATTCGCTGTCTTCGCGCTAGTTAAGCGTTTCTTCATACCCTTCATACGAGCGCAAAAAGAAGCGCGGCGCTTAGCGGCTTTTGATCCTTTCTTGAGTTTGCTGGGCTTAGTAGTGACAGCCGTCTTCAGCTTGCTACCGGGGTTCTGCTTCCGATAGCTAGCGACGCCCTTGGCGTTCAGCCCACCAGACTCACTTTTTCCTTCTTTGCGTTGCCAAGCGGCTGTTTTACCACCTTTTTTGTAGTAAGCACGCATAAAAACCCTAGCTATAAAACAATGTCATTGAAGACAAAGCCGCTTGCGCGTACGTCACGTAGCCACCCTCTTTGAAAAGGATGCCGTAGTCAGGGACAGACGGATACTCAGTGCTCGCATCGGTTCCTGTTGTGTTGTACTGCATGCGGATTGCACCAGTAGCTGACCCTTGACGGAAAGTAATGGTCCCCGCAGTGCCAGAGTTCACGACATATATGCCGCGCAGTCTCAAAGGCCCACGGAAAATTACTGCCGCAATAGAAGAACCAGATCCAGCGGTCACGTTACCGTCAGTAGCGCCACTTGCCGCGATCTGAGTAACCGTAGCGAAATAGCTAGTACCTGTTGCTGCACCAGCATTTACGCCAGTAATCGCTTCGGTCTGCGCCGCGCCAGTTTCATCTGTGCCGGTCACAGTGAACGTCACGCCTGTATCGTCGCCAGTAGAAGTAATGGTCACGTTACGTGGCTCGTCAAACGTTACCGATCCACCAGAAGCAAGTGCCCCATCAATAGTCAGATCACCCGCTTCAGCTAGGTTAATCGCGGTAGCAACACCATCAGCATCAGCAGCGGCGGCCTCGATGAACGCGGCTTCAATATCCGAACTAGACATAGCTTAGTCCTCTTTCTTTTTGGATGCTGCAGGCTTCTTAGCAGCGGTCTTTTTAGGGGCCGCTGCTTTTTTTGCCTTATTAAGCACCTTGCTGTTCAAGTTGCCCATAGCTCACCCCTTACGATACTGCCGCAGAGAATGGAGTCGCTTCTGTACCAGTCGCCGCACCTGTGGAAACTACAGAAAATACGCCGGAAGCCATGTCTTGGATCGTAATGACTTGCCCAAGGATGCCGCCAGTTGTAGAACCGTCGAGGGTAATAGTGTCTGAATCAGCCGCTGTCTCAAAGATAGAAGCAGAAGCATCTGAATCGTTTGCAACGATTGCAACGCCAGCCATTACGTCAGTCGCATTAGCAACCTGAATAATGTAGTCGTTTGAAGTTACAGTAGTTCCAACGAAGAAACGGTAGATGTTACCTGTACCAGTTGCGGCAGGGAGAGTAACAGTTGCTCCTGTAGCAACACCGAGAACCATTGTACGCCCTGCGTGAGCTGCTGAAGTTAACGTAACGTTTGCTGCAACACTTACGAGAGAATCTGATCCTGTAATAAAGCCAGCCGTAGAGGTGACTGGACCTGAAAAGGTAGTTGATGCCATTGCGATGTCCTCACATGCGAGTTAAGTGCGCCTGTCTGCATGTCGTCTGCTAGGTCAGTCCGACGCACCAATTTCCTAGTTACGCTTACTAAAGCACAGGTAAAAGATTGAGTCAAATAAAAAGGGGAGCCGAAGCTCCCCCTATTGCAGTAGCTTAAAAGCTACTTACGCAGCACCCGGAGATCCGAAGATTCCCAGTGGGTCTGACCAGCCGAAGCTGTAACGCTCACGAGCCTTGTAACGTACGTTACCAGTATCGAAGTCACCGTCCATACCAGTCGCCATTGGCGTACGTACGAAGTGCTTGAGACCGTTAGGTACATCAGTAGTCAAGAACCATGCGTCATCGTCAGTCAAGAAGTGGTTGACTGTGTAGCCTTCTGGGATGGCACCATTTGAGCGCAGTGCGTTCAAATCGTTATCCGCAGTTCCTACACGGCCTTCCGTATCGAGAAGACGAGTTGCAACGAACATCAACGCTGGTGGAATGATGAGCTTACGTGGCTTAGCTGCAATCAACAGACCACGCTCGTCAGTCCAACCTGCAATCTGAATAACAGCCGCTTCCAAAGAAGTTTCGTTAAGGTCAGCCGCAGTTGAAGGCTCGTTTGAGTTAGTTCCACCAGAAACAAGTGGGTGCGCTGTAGAAAATAGCTCAACACCATCGCCACCAGTGTAGCTAGAGTCGAAGCCGTTGTTCAGTACAGCAGCAGCCTTAGTCTGCTTGGTGTACGCCATAGCACGAGCCAATGCCTTGGTATAACGAGATGACAATGAGTCATATAGGTTATCTTCTACCGCTTCTTCAGTGATAGAGAATCCAAGAGCAATAGTTTCGTGTGTGTAACGCGAAGTCCATGCTTCTTGTGCGTTGTCATAAGAGATTGAAGAACCTTCTTCCTTTACAGGAGCAGTTCCAAATCCAGACAACTTAGTTTCTTCCTCGAAAGAACGCTCAGAAGTCTCTGCTTCAAAGATTTCTTTGTGCTCTTCACCATACTTTTGATATTCCAAGCCGAACAGTGCGTTCAGACCGGGAAGTAGCTCTTTAAGGAGCTGGGCGCGTGAAATTGCCATGTTGTATTACTCCTTATACGCCAGTGTTCATGGTCATCATGTGAGCACCATTGGTGATCTTGACCAAAACATCTGGGTAATCGTCCGAAGGATCAGACACGTGACCAACGATCTTAAACGCGCCTACTGTAGTTTGGACTGTAGCGTCCAACGCTGAAGTTGAGTTACCAGTCGTAGTAGAACCAGTAGAAGTAGACTGCTGAGCAGCAAACTTCGTGATTGTACCGATGATGGTTTGCGCTCCAGAACCGTCAAGCTGTGCTTGGAACAGTACATTTGGATCGTCAACAACATACGCTTTAATCGGCCCACCGTTAGCGGTACCCGTTGGGTAATACTGAGAGTGGATTACTTGGCCCTGAGCGTTAACGTACTCACAACCAACAAATACACCGATAGCACCAATAGTGTCACCGCCGAGGTTGTTAGTAGTGATGTCCGCGCCTGTGCCTGTAGCCAGTGCGATATACCCATCTGCCCCAATAGTGACTACTTGACCGTTAAACAGGTTAGTAGCTTCACCAGCAGGATCAATCAGATAGGTAGAAGTAGCCCCTGCATAGGGCATGCCATCAGCGCGTTTTACCGGCTTCAGGCCATATGGAGCTGCTGTAGTAGCCATTGCTCATTCTCCTAAAAAATTTAATTGCCTTTCCCAAACGATGTCTTGGACTTTCTATCCGCAAATAGAGGCATCCGAGGATCGTTCTCACGCATAAAGTTGTTGTCTACAGACTCCATCTGAGCTTGATTCTGCTTTAAGTAATAGTCATTACGCTGCTGAATAAACTCTTCCGGTAT